TGAATCTATGCTTAAGTCTCTCGTTATATCTGGTTTTCCCAACTGCTTGTATGTTCCTTCTCCGTTTACTTTAAGAATGAGACCGACAGGCACTCCTGTGATGACAGAATCAGTTCTCATCATGACATCCCAAGAAGATCGTTCTTCATTTTCAGAATCATCGAGACCTGATATATCTTGAACGGGCTGGTCAATATTATAGGGGAATATTCCTCCATCTCTGAACAATTCGTGTATATCAGGTCTCTCAAAAGATGTTTGAAGCTGTGTTGTCTTTTCAACAATCCCACTTCCAAATCCTAAAATCTGAAGAGTAAAATCTCTGTTACCAATCATTGATGATACACCTGATTCATCAGGGTCAGTGAACCCATCTCTTCCAATTTTAAGAAATGATGTAAGCAACAGAGCAAAGTATGGTTTATCAGGATGCGGAGAATTTTGAAACTGATATTCAATAGAATCTACAGCAACCAATGTAAGACCATTGATTACATCATAAATTGTATCTTTCATTTGGTCAAAAGTCGGCATCTATTTTACTCACAATTACTTTATAGTGTGGTATAACTTTATTCTGCCATATCTCCACTATTAACACTTCAAAAGTCTTATCGAATAATTGAATTTTATCTGGCTTTGTTTTGTTTGATTCGTTAGCCCCGTTTAACTTAGTACTCGTGTATAGCTTGTATGTTTCTCTTTCTCTCTGACCTTCTGGTAGTGTCAGTAATTCGCTACCTCTTAATGGTTGAACACTGGCAATAAAAGTAAATGGTGTTTCAGCTCCAGGAGACCACCGGCCTTTTGTGTTTGTGCTGCCATCGTACCTTTTAGCGTCAAGTGTGTATGTTCTGAATGAACTCATTTAATTACTTCACTGTGTGTTATTGATGCTCTTAACTGGCCAGTATCTACCAATGGATTAGGGACAGCACCCGGACTTCCTCTTCTTCTTAACGAAGGATTCTTAAGAGGAGGAAATTTTAAATCCGTAATTTTTTGTTTTATTTTGGTAGCCATAAATTCACCAAGGATAGCAAGACCTCTTTCTGTGCTGATTTTTCCCTGCATTACTTTGCTTTTTAATTGTTCTGTCAGCTTCCTTATTTCACGTTGCTGTTCATCGAATGTTGTCCTCATATAGGAACGTGTCGGTATACTTCTTTTTGGCGCTCCAAATTCGTGTACTGCACCTATTGTAGCCATTTCACCAAGACTACGATCACCAAGATTAGAAGACTGCTGTATGCCAACTTTAGTATGGCTGTAATCAAGTTCCCTAAGGTCTTTCTTGATTCTACCCCAGCCCTTGTCAACATCTTTGATTCTTCGTTTTGCCATTACCTTGTAATGATCGATGCATTAAGAGCACCAACTCTCCGTGTCTGTGGAAGTATCAAGCAAGCCTTCCATAACTGTACCAGTTCAGCTCCAAATGATGTACTCATTAGATAAGCATTTTTTTCGTTAATCCCTCCTCCTATTGTTCCGTAAGAACGAGCAAGGTCTCCTTCTTTCTCAGACTTAATTCCACCTACAACACCACTTCCTGATGTTGACGAAGAGCCACCACCCTGAGCATCAAGTGTAAGCCAGTGTAAAACTAGCAGAGCTCTGGCATAAACCCACTTGTCTCCAAATGGTGCTTGAGCTATGTGATGCTTGGCAAGAGTGTCAAAATCGCCGATGCGAGAGTCACCAGCATGACTGGGACTCTTCACAGCGACAATTTCTGCTACAGTGTTAACAGCCATCGAAGACTACTCCTCGTCTTTCGGAGCTTCAGGTGGTTTCCTGATTTCTTCTATCTGGTCTGTTATGGCGGATAGGACAGATTTTCTGCCCTTGTCATCCATCTCTCTGTTATACATATTCTCCAGAATAGGTATGGCCAGAGTCTCACGGATAACAGCAATAGCGTCATTGGCTTTCATCTCAGCAATGTCTGCAGTAGGTTCTTCAGACTTGCCTGATGATTCTTTCTCAATGATGATGTGAGTGCCATTGTCAATCATCGGTTGCCACGATGGATGATTGGTGAGGATTTGTATCTGTTCCTCATCAGTAATTTCGGTCACACCAGGATAGATACGTATGTTACCTATCCTGAAAATGTTGACCTTTGTTCTTTTAATGAGCATGATGCCTCCTGCTGGTTGAGTTTAGATGGTATACACCCCTAGCGAGGCTTGACCACGGTATACCAGCGTGGCTTCCTTCCACACCAGCAGAAGAAATCAGATGCCTTCGAAAATATCGATGGCAAGCGGGTAATAAACTATTACTCCGCCAATACGGGAATGAGCAGGCACCACGAACTCAAGGTTTCTTTCCTGAGCCGGGAACTGCTCAAAAGGCTGAGGAATTTCGAGAGTAAGAATATCGGGGTCTCTCTTGTAAGTAACACCGATATCTTTCGTCCCTGCATCTCCAGAGGGGAGAGGAGTCACATCCTTAAGTTCATTGACCCACTCGATCATCTTGATTTCGGGGTTGTTCTTAAGGAAAAATTCCTTGACTGTAGTGTCGGTGCCGGTACCCATGACAGTCGTAGAAATTCTACGATTCTGTGCAATAGGCAGAAGAATGGTGTCCGGTACTTCAACACCTTTTGTAGTCTCTTCGATTGAAGTGACTGAAGTGTTGAGGTCATCCAGCATCTGCTGGGCGTTTTTATTCACCCACTCAGTTCCTGAACCCGGGTTAACTACAGCACCTGCTGGTACGTTGGGCTGATTGAAGAGACCGAGAAGACCGGCTTTTGCATTGCCGTACCAGGCGATCCTGTCTACTCGAAGGTCATTTGCTTTCCTTACAGAGGCAGCCTTACGAGAATTGAGAGGACGACCAGCCATGTTGGCATTCCTGATTTCCTGAATGTTGTATCCATAGGAACCACCGAGGGATTTCACCTTGGATGTATATTCCACTCCGAATACATCAGAACGAGGAAGATCGTCAGCATAGTTCGATATAATCTTCATTATACCGACCTGATCGAACTGCTGATAAGTGATTGTTTCTGCGCCAGGTCCAGCGTCAGTCGACGGAGGAATCAGCATAGTAGCCTTAAGCGCAGGGTACTTGATATCATAGGTTTTGGCCTTGATATACTCAAGCTCTCTAGCGAAGAATGCTGATTCATTCGCATCGAGATTTTGACTTATGATTGTTTCCATTGTTGTTACTCCTTGTTTATGTTGAAATTTGTCCTGTGCTTATAGCTTACTGAGGCAGATTGATGTTGGCTTTGAGAAGTCCGAGTGTAGCGTTTACTTCCCTGATTTTTCCGCCAGGTACTGCGATGTTTCCGGATGATTCGTCAGTAGCATATCCTTCAGAACCAGCAGCACCGAGTTCAAAATAAAGGGCTGCATCAACTTCAGGAGTATCGGTGTAGGGCATCCAGATTTCACCGACACGAAGTACATCAGCTGAATCGGTATCATAGAGAGCCGCTACTCCAGTAGTCTGGGCTTTCTCAACGTGCCTGTGTACCAGAATACCACGAACAACGCCGGGGTCTGACTGAACCTGAGTCCAGGTCGGCTGGCCTGCCCCACCAGTGGTTACTGCAGAAGCGTCTATGGCAACGCCATCAGCACCAATGATAGTTATATCATCACCTGAACCAGGATATGTAGCTGTAAGTACAGCATCATCTGCTTCAATGGCAGCAGCGATAGCAGCCATGGTATCTGCATGACTGTCTGCATACACAACCGGATCGAGAGCAGTTCCGTTGATAGTAACTATTGTTGAGTTGGAAGTAACCAAATCAGTACTTGCTGTAAGTACTGACTTAGTCTTAGCTGGGCGCCTGACCTGATTTACAGCGTCTTCATTACCAGACATAAGCCCGATACCGAAGGGAACTGCAGCGTTAGCCGGTGCTTCCATCAGCTTACTCTCAACAGTATCAAAACGAGAGTCCACTTTCATACCAGCGTACGCCTCGCCCTGTTCAATGTTGTAAGATGTTTGAGACATTTTATTTCTCCTTGTTTGAGTTAATCGATTGTTGTATACACTAGTTGAAGTTTATTTGTCGTCTGTGCCTGTTTTCTTCCATCCGTTCTTCAGATTGTCGATGTAGTCCTTACGAGAAGCACCCTGATCGACACGATTGCTCTTGTCATCTTTGTCTTCTCTTCCTGAAGTTGCCTGACGTTGAGAACGAATTCCGTCATTGTTCTCTTCCTTTTTCATTTCGACAGCACCGTCGAAACGAGCCTGGATGTATACATCATCCCTGCCATCTTCCTTGAATTCAGGAAAGTGAGCTTTGATAACGGCCAGTTTGATTTCGTTATCAGACATCTGATCGATTTTCTTGACAGTCTCTTCATCGAGATGAGGAGTAGCTAAAGCGACCAAATCAAGACGAGCCTTCACTGCAGTTTGGATGGCTTCGTCATTGTTGGTTTCTTCTGCTTTCTTCAGCTTGTCGTTGGCTTCATCCAGATTTGCCTGAAGAGTTGATTTCTCTTTAGTGGCACTTTCCAGACTCTTTTCAGCCGTATCGGCACGATCAGTCTCCTTCTTGAGCTTGTTGATTACCTCAGGAGCCGCTTCGTATTCGATTCCGTCGATTCTGATTTTTTCCATTTTTTTCTCCTTTGTTTGGTGTTTGGAATCAGTTTTCTTGTCTGTTTTCTTTCGTAGTTCAGTGTTATCGATATGTAAATCACCACGATGCTTAATAGAATAACTACAAGTATAACAACTACCAGAACATTTACCATCAGCAGGCATGACACACTGGAAAGCATCTTCCTGGTCAAGTTTTATTTTGGCTTCTTTTCCAGCTCTAGCAGCTGGTACAATGGCAAGATGATTGTAGTATACTTCAGTTTGTTTATAGTCATACCTCTGATCGTCATACTGACCACCACCGTCATCAACCAGCTTTACTGTATATCCAAGAGAAAGTTCGTCCATGCCGCTCATTACAGCATCAATGGCGTCTTGGTGTGTTATAACGAGACGATTCTTTATATACTTACCATCCACTGTGACAGATTGGCCAGTGAATCCTTTGGACAACCGGGAAGCGTTCAAAGAATCCACTGACTTCTCTTTCGGATGTAGCAGGGTGATGGGTAACATTTCCATCGACTTAAGCGAGTCTTTCTTAAGTATATCATCAGGATGTCTTAATTCTCTCCTTAGAGAACCATCCTGGTTCCTATACATAAACACGCCAGTACGAGTTACTATGGCATCTACAACGAGAAAACCCTCAGGAGTAAAATGGGCTGAACGAATTTCGCCCTTGTCATAGCGATAAACTGTCATAATGTGTACACTTTCTTATTCAGTATGTTTTATTCCGTTAACAAAGAAACGATGCTTTGATAATCCTTGAAGATCGTCATTAAGGCGCATGATAAACTTATCAGTGTCTCTCAACCAGATGTTTGCTCCTGATTTGAAGAATGACCATCTTACTGAAACTGACTTACCAGCAGAAGCACCGTAATTCAATGCAACTGAATCATGACAGATTCCAGCCCAGTCATCGTGAGACTTGATAGCTTCTTTATTAATTTGAGTTTCTACTCCATCAAGAGAAACAATTGCTTTTACACCGTTAGTAAGAGCAGCGACACTGCCATACTTTCCAGAAGCAATTACAGAATCCGACTGTATGTTAACAATCAGTCTTGAAATCTCGTATATATATCCTGATGGAGGTTGAATGAAGAAGTCTTCTGCTTCTGAACTGTAGTCACCGACAGCATTGATGGTGCCTGATTCATCACCATCAGTATCCAGGAACTGATATAGATTTTTAGCTGGTGATACATACCCTGAAGGAACACCCATAATATACATCCCCTTTCTACAAAAAGAAAAGACCCTGAGCTAGGTAGCTAATCTTTGAAAGGAGAATAGCGACCATTGCCCAGGGTCTCGTTAACTTCTTTTCTTTAATTCAAAAGGCCACGAGACGGCCTGGTAAAATACCTGTTAATAATCTATCATGCCGGGATGGACGCGTAAAGGCTTTTTTTTAAATGTCGCATTTTCGGCCGATTTTGATAAATTTTTTAATTCCAGGTTGGTATCCATGTTTAGGTTGACACGTCCAATACCTCCCTGACGCATTGATATATTTACTTTAATGTTACCTGTGAATTTTTCTCTAGAGACACGATGTATCTGGTCTCTTATTAATTCGATGTATTCATCAATGTTACTGTACATTCTCTACTGCCTTCTGATTTGGTGTGGTCTTTTTAATTGGTTGAAATATTATCCCCATGTCTCCCTTGACTGGTTTTGTATGCTTGTTAGAATTTCCCCATATCTCATCAGGTATCCTGTCAGGTTCAGGAAAAGCACGACATGTATGCTTAACCATATCAAGTAGATTGTTACAGTTACTACACACTGGAGAAAAATAGTCACCATCAACAAATCTGTCATCGATCCCCGGCATCTTTTTCCTCCTTTATTTTTTTACGAAGGTTTATGAATGATGATTCTTCATCAGACCTTTTTTTGCCTCTCTTAATCAGAGCAGGCATCATAGGTTGTCTCCATCTCCTCTTTCTATCTTCAGCCATTATAGTTCCTCCAGTTCAAGTACTAAGCCAGGTCTACCGTATACATCCTGTTCTTCCATTGATAAGATTTTCCATTTAGTATCTCTTCTAAACAATATTTCCTTCTCATCAAATGTACTGAATATGTCATCGATAAAGAAACCATTCTTCCCCTTGATAGTCATGTACACATTGTATCCACTAGTTCTATTCATAAAATGAACAGCTTTAGATGACTGTCTTGTTGAAGACACGAATGTAGGAAATGAGATTGTTCCATCTCTTCCAGCATCATCAAGTATGTCAAGAAAATCATCAAACTGAGTAGGTGAAAAGTTCATACCACGAAATGATTCACCAGCATACCGTGGATATGGGAGAGAATCAAACATAAAGTCAAGACCATCTATTATTGTTTCAAGTTCATCTATGTATTTATCAGACGCCTTACGTCTAATCTCGTCTGGATTAAGAAGATAATTATTTACAGATTCACCAGCATCTTGAACATAGTCATCAATACCTTGTCTTGTAGTCCAATATCTCTGACTCTTTATTGTGTCTTTAAACTTCTTAGCTTCTGAACGTAACTTAGTTATGTCTGATGTTCCCTTGGGAATAGTGCTAGTCTTAGGTATGTCTTTAACTTCTATGTGAGGATGTCTAACATAATTAAAACCATACTTACTAGCAAACTTCTTGTTAACTGTGTGAGTAGCCTCAGCCATCATTATGTCTGAATCAGCCTGGTCAAGAAATGTTTGTTTTGATAGAAGTTTATTGTTTAACTTACGATATTCTGTAAGAAATGAGTCCTGCCATTCTTTCTTAAAAGATTCAACCTCAGCCTGATTCATTTCAGGAACCCATTCTTTCTTACCACTCTTTCTAGATATTGTGTATGTATACTTTGGAGATACAGCAATAGACTTAGAAAGATTAGTTGCGAAAGCATTAATCAAGTCAGGAGGACTGAATGATGTGTTATTAGAATGGTTATGTATGAATATGTTATCTTCAAATCTAGCTAAGTCAAGATCGTCTATAGATATTTCTGAATCACCACCACGAAATCTACTTATTGTTGTTCCTGTTCTAGCATCAATAAAGATACCCAGTTCCTGTCTAGAAACGTATCGTATCTCATTACCAAGAGAAGCTACCTTAGTGGCTCTGTTACCAGCACCCTTCTTTAATATCTGTGGTCTATTACCAGCTGGAAATACACCTATTGTTCCATGTGCATTCATCATGTCAGTAGCAACACGAGCATAAGCTGAAGGAAGTGCTTCAGGAAACAAGCGCATTCTTATGTCAGTATCTTTGACTACCTTTCCTACGTTAAAGCCATACCTCTGATAAAATGGAACAGAATCTTTTGTAGCACTTACAAGAATCGATCTATTAGAATTCTTAGCATGCCAAAAAACTCTTTCCATTAATTCAGTTCCTATGGCTTCGTCAGGATAGATAGTCCCTAATGAATGTATCTGTATGCCTTCAGTCTTTCCAAAATCTACAGCCAATGCTCCGATTATATCACCAGAGTTAGCATCTCTAGCGACAAATATATCACTAGAAAGTTTACTGTCAGCAGCATCTTCAATAGCCATTAGACCCTGTTGACCTCTCTTAGAAAGCCTCTTTCTCCTTTCAAGAGTGTATGTTTCTTTCAGTGACTCAGATATAACCTGTCTATTTTTAGCTAAATTCTGATGCTGTACAATATCAACTTCAGTATCAAAATGAATGTTCTTCTCTGGAAGATATGGTTCAAATTCAACTGGTTTAAATGGCTTTGGTGTTTCAGGTACATCAGCAATCTTTTTCTTAGGCTTAACAGGAGCCTTAGGTTTCCTTTTCTTAACTGCTGTAGGTTTTGGAGGTTTAGTCACTGTAGGAGGAAACTTAGGAAGAATTGCTTGACCTATTCTAAGATCGACTATACCAAGTATCTTATCCAGTTCATTGACTCTAGCAACAAAATAATTTTTTTTCGGTTGTTTAAAACCCAACCATTCATAAAAAGATGCTGAATTAGGTGTGGAATTAAGCCAGACAGGAATATTTCTTTTTTTAGCTAATAACAATACTTCTTGAATTAACTGAGTGCCAATAGCTTCTTTTTCAAACATAGAACCTAAGTTACTGATATACAAAGCATCTTTCTCATCAACAATTGACATAGCTCCTTTAATCATACCAGTATTCACATCTCTAGCAATATACACAGCGCTAGTATGTGGTTCAGCAATAGCATCCCTCATAAAAATAAGTCTATCAGTATCTAGTTTATCAGAATATATTTGACCAATTTCATCAAGAATTTTAGATCGTTTTTCTTTTGTCAATTTTTCTTTACTTATTATTGTGCCAGTCTTTGACGGTGGCAGTGGCTTAGCAAACTTTCCTTTCTTTATTTGATTAAACGTCACTCCCTTTTTAGAAACCTTATTAGTCTTTATAAATCTACGAACTTTACCAAGAGCATCAACAACTTCATCTGCACCTACGATGTATGCACTAGCTGTCTTAGAAACTTTAACTCCTTTAAGAATCTTGGTAGCTGCTGGAACCATACCCTTAGGTATCCTTAATCCTGTCTGAGATTGTAACGCAGTGTTAAGAAGATTTTCAATTACCAAGGAGTTAGAGCCTGTAAACTTACTTAAATTGACAAGATTTCTTAATGAAATATATTTTTTAAGTTTACTGACATTAAACACAGACATGATTCTAGAATTTCTTAACATTGAAGTAGTTCCGAATCTCTGAGCAAACATTGACATTGCAATAACGAAATTATCTGTAGCCTGAACAGAATCATACTGTTTCAGTAATTCTTTCTGAGCATCATTAAGCTTGCCTTCTTCTATTAATGGAGCAACAGGTTCAGGTTGTATCTCTCGATACACTGGTGTAAAATCAGGTTCAGCCCAGCACCGGCACTGTATGTCCTGTCCAGGATGTCCGGTACCAGCTGGTGGTTTTTCCCAGGAAAACCGTTTGCCATCGTTCTTCTGATGTGTGGGTCTTACCCTCTTGTCATCAGAGTCTCTCCATAGATAGTGTGTAACACCTATGTTAGTCTGGCGTAATTCAGTCAATTGACCATTTAATTTTCCTACCTGGTCTCTCGCTATAAGTCTAGCACGTGATTTTGATACGTTAGTTCTTTGTCTTATTTCTTCAGCAACAGTACTGGCTGAATTACCCTGCTTAATACTTCTTTGTAGAGTGGAACTGACATCATCAAGTAAATCCTGTTCCATCTTAGTGATTAGAGTAACATTCTCTTTAGAGAATGAATTTAATTCTTGGTTGAGCCATGGTTCCCTTTGATATACATCGACACCAAATGCAGCATTAAGAATCTTCTTCCATTCCTTATCATTCCATGCATTGGTCTTGTTTGCTATATCGGCAGCCAGTGCTGGTTTACTGAATGGTATATCTTCCAGTGACAGGACGACAGACTCCATCAGTCTTTCGCCATCATCAGCCCAGTCATCAGAACGTGTATCAGTTTTACCTTCAGAAGACTCAGGAACAAAAGCGTTTCTCTGTTCTATAAGACTAGGTATGTGTGGAATAAGTATCTTTTCAATCTTTCCTTCGATTGCCTCTACGTACTTGACTAACTTAGCTTCATATTCCATTTCCATCGGCATAGGAAACAGCCACTTAGGAAGTCTCTTTTGTACAACAAACTTTCTTGGTTTACGACCAGCCATCTGTTGTCGTCTCATTTCAATCTGCATTACAGCATCAGGAGACGCTGCATCACCCCTTGACTGGCTTGCCTTTATTGCTCTACCCTGAGCAGCAGCCTTAGACTTGGAATCAGGTCCAGTATAACACTTTCCTGAAGCGCCATACTTCCATCCCTTCTTACCATTTATCTGGCATCTCATTACTGGCATGATTCATCCTACTCTTCATCTTCATCGTCATCATCAGGTTCTGGTTCTGGTTCCATACCGAAAGGAATTTTCTGTGGTCTTTCTCTTGATTCTGTACTTGTCAGTTTTGTTTCTATAGAGTATTCATCGCCACCAAATCGTGATGTAGCGACCTCTTCTGGAAATAAGACTCCGGAATCGATGTATATCTTATCAGTCTCAGCCTGCTTGTTTCTCATATCAACAATCTCTTGTTCAGTAGGCTGCCACAATGGATTAAACGTGATAGACCAGTCTTTAATTTCAGACCCTGATGTAGGACCTTCTTTAGATATCATTGAGAGATATACAAGTCTCTCTAAGTTAGGTCTTAATTCATCCTCTTGGTCTTGAGCTACCTTGTCATACCACTTACGTAGACTACCATCATCCTTAGCATTAAACCCCTTAGGAGACTGACCGAATAGGAGTGTCATTGGTATCTCGGTAACAGTAGATAACGCTTCACCCATCTTTTGTAATACATCAGACATACCGGCAATAGATGATGAATGTTTTTCATAATCCTCTCTAGCATCAAGCATGATTGTATTCATCATATGTCTACCCATATCTATGATTTCAAGACGCTTACGAACGAGTGCTTCATTACCTGCAGCAATCAATTCCTGAAGATTCTCTATCTTGATTAAGATTTGAACAAAATCATCCAATACATTCCTAGCAGCATAGAAACTACCAGTTAAGTTTGCCAGTTCATTATACACAGACTGAATGTATGAATCACCCCAACCATTGTTTTCCTGCCTCACCTTGTTTGACACAGGCATGCCATCAAACTTTAAGATTCTTGTTTCATGAACAGTGAATGGTGATATCCCTCCTTCAGACACTGGAGATACATGGTAATACTCAAGGGTACCAAACTTGGGGTCATTTGGGTCTTGGTACAGGTCAGCAGTAGTCCATGTGATTCTCCATCTTTCGTATATGTGGAAAGCCTCTATACCTCTAACGTTTGCTTCATTAAGAGGAGTATCTAAAGAACCACCATCGTTGATAATCATTACAACAATAGCACCACCATGTAACCTTGCCCACCGTAGTGCCATCAGTACAGCCTGTCTTGTTCGTATTGTTGCTAGATACTTATTTATATCACCGTCAGTATCACCATTGACTTCAAACCATTCTCTAATCATTTCCCCAGTTGGAAAGTCAATAATCCTTTTAGCAAAACCATCGCCACGATAGAGGTCAGACAACTGTTGTTCTGTGAATCTAGCTACTCTTCCAAACGATGTGCCTAAAAATTTGTCCTTTCCTTCAATGCCCTGACCAGTGTATATGTTACTCCAGCCATCTGTGTTTAATTGTTTCCTGGCACGGACTATGGCAGAATCACTACGTTTGTGATGTAGTGCTGCTGGTTTTTTCTTTGTCATGGTTTTACCCTTTCATTTGAACGAAATTTAATATAGAACAATATATACTATGAGCAATGAGATTCTGAACCTCATACGTATTTAAGTTAATTTCATCATCTACATTCGTAAGAAATCCCATTTCAAGTAGAACACATGGAAACTTAGTCTTAGCAAGTATATAGTAACTATGTGGTTTTATTCCACGTCCTCTAATATACTTCCCCACAAAATTTTCAAGCTCGAACCTGAGTGTGCTGGAGAATTTAACGCCATTATTACTCCCCGGGTAATGGAAGACAGTCCAACCATTAGCGGAACTATCAGTGAAAGAATCACAATGAAGACTAATGCCAAGGTCACATCCCTGACTCTTGTCAATCCTCTTTTGAAAAGAACCAATGTATATCTCATTGTTAATCTCCATCTGGTCTAATTTTGTTTTTAATAGAACAGCAACCTGACCATTGATTACAGATTCTATTGTCATTAAATGATCGCTTTCATGACCACTGACTCTGTCTAATGCTCCGCTGTCTTTACCTATATGTCCTGGAAATATTGCGATTTTCATTGTTACATCCTCGTTAAAATTGAAAGGTCTAAAGACTCCTGACCAAAGTTGGTATGTAATAGATACCTCTCATCATCTTTGGTATGGTCTCCTTCTTTTAATGGCTTGTCTTCACCACGTTTAGACGCCTTCTCATCCCATACATAGCCATAGTATTCATTGATGCACGGTTGATTTGTAGGATGGTTTATTATGGCATATTCACCAGACTGAAGCATACGAGCCTGAGTACGTATACCATCAACAACTTCATTCTCAGCATCAACAACATTTAAGAAACCGTCTTTCTTTAACTGTAATTTAAATGAAGCAGCGCTGGGGTCTATAATAATCTTACGTGGCTTTATTGTTCCTAAAAACCTTCTTAGGTCTTTAGAGAATTCTCTGTCAGTCTTTTGTCGTCCTTCTTTCTTACTGTCCCAGAAATAACCTCTTTCTCTCCATACCCTTGGTTTAGTATGAGGATTAAACCCATATAGACCAAATGATGTAGGATTATTGGTGCCATAGTCTATTGATACTTGATAAAACCTGGCAGCACTTGGAGCATCTCGTAATACATGTATTAATTCATCAAAGAAATCGTATATAGCTCCTTCAGCTACACACCATTCTCCTAAGATAAAACGCCGGTACCATAGACCGACGTATTCTTTTTTTAACTGTTCAACAAATTCATCAGGTAAGAAACCACCATTGGAAAGCATGTTAGCTTCTAAAGGCCAGTGAAAAACATTCATGTCTAAATCATTCTTACGATTTATCATTGTCTTAAGCCAATGTTGTGGATTATCTGGATTTGTAGAACCAAAGAATTTAGCACCGGCTACAGACATCCTAGACAAATGCATCATGAAGTAACTCTCAGGCCATAGAGTAATTTCATCACCATAACCACCAGCTGCAGTCATTCCACGTATCTTGGCTTCTGCTCTTTCATCATTAGCACCAAAACAGTATATCTTCCTGTCCCACATATCAATGACACGTGAATCTAACTCCTGATGGTAATACATATCATCACCCAGCAACTCTTGCATTGGTCGAATTATGTTTCGGTATAACGTACCGTTCGTTTTGCCGGTCATGATAAGATCGCCATCAGGAGCGTTGCCTATATACTTAATCCACCGAAAGATAGAACTAACAGTCTTGCCACTACGGACAGGACCTTCCCACAGATTTATTCTCCTATTGGAATTCCTATAGGAAAATTTCTGTTGTTTAAATGTTCTAACTTTATCCTGGAACATCCTGATTATTATACTTACGTGTTGTCTTCCACTGGACAGGAATGACTTCAGGAGTCTCCCCATCTTTCATTGGTTCATAATCAGGATTAACACCCAGCATAGCAATACCACTCAGTTCAAGACGATAGCCGGCTCGAACGAATATAGTCTCTTCTGGTATGTTTGTCGCTGTGATGTATCCTTTTATCGATAGAAGTATGTCTCTTTCCATCAATAAAAAAACTTTCCATTGCTTTTTTTCGATAAGAGTATCAGCTAACTCTTTTTGTTTTTTTGATTCTTCTGGATTCATTCATTGTCTCCTTTCTGCTGGTGTGAACTGTGTTACTTGTATATTGGTTGAAGTAGAGAATCGAGTAACTGTTTAGACCTCGTCTTGATTCCAGTCTTTTCATCATCAGTAAGTTTGAAGTCACTGACTGCATAAAAGATATACGTGATTAATTCACGTGCTTCTTTGTTTGACCAGATTAATTTAAGTATCTTCCAGATACTAATTTTTTTCTTCATCTTTATGCTCCTCTCCGTTATTGATTTCATCCAACATCTTAAGGATCGCTCCCTTGTTGTTAGACTGTTCAGGTTTTGGTTCAGTTGCCCAACCCAGTTTATTAGCAAACATATACTTGATTGCACCTAAATTTGGATTGAAGTGTCTTGTTGTTCTCTGAGAAACTATCTCACCCATATAACTAGCAAAGTGAGTATCAGGTAATGAGTGTTGTTTACATAGAAGCAACAATCCATTTCGATATATATCATCCATGGCACGCTCTACAGCATTATCCATCCATTCCTTTATTTCAGGATGTTTCTTTAAGAATGTAAAGAATGTAGAACGTGTTACTCCAAGAAGACCAGCTATCTTCTCTTGAGTATAACCAAGAACAGCATAACTTTGAAGAGCATTATAGTCTATGTTGTTGGGAGTAAGTTTAGTTTCTCCCTTCTTCATATCAGGAGGTTTTATTTTTGTGGCTTCGATTGCCGGATCGAGAGTGCTAATGTCGTGCTGTTCTTTAGACCTCTTCTGTCTAAAGTACGCATTAAACTTCTGCGCATTGTCTTCATAGTTTCTTATAGTAATACCCAGCCTAGAACATATATCTTTCTTCTGACCACCGTTCTTCTTTACAGTCCAGGCCTTCGAAAGGTCACGTCTGGAGGGACTATATTTTTTCCTTGCCATATATTAAATATATCACACTGGAGGGCACAATAAAAGGACTTTTTTTACAAGTCCTTAAATTGTCCGAATTTGATTAATTATTTATAGGAGTGCAGCGAAATTCCTGAGCCTGTCAGCCATTTGATTCAGTGCAGACTTCTCAGCAACTCGAATCTGAACGTCATCAATGTAACCATGTTCCATCGGAACCACAACTTCAGTCTTTCTCTGAGACATGGTTTTTGACCCGTCCATGATGTATATATTGGTATAAATCCTGACCGTCTTCATATCAGCCTGTCCACTCGCTGAACTCTCTTGGTGTCAAAGTCTTCCATGATTTTATCCATGATTTCAAGGAAGATTGTAGTTTCCATGTCAGCCTCGTATCGAATCTTGTTCCTTTGGCTGTGGTAGTTTTTTTCTTCAACCTTACCACCAAAGTATTGAGGCTGCATCAGTGAATTAATGAGACCTATGAACTTGACATAGCCTCCAAAAAATACTCGCTTAATTCGTAAATCGAATTTCACGACCACTGCTTCTTCGCCTTTCTTGACGACGTATTTAACGAACATTATCTTACCTCCTTCAGGTATGTATCTAATAGTTTCATGAACTCATCAGGAAAAAGTATGAGCTCACCTTTGTAGTTAAGATGCTCTGCCCCATAGCCATTCCTGACCATTGAGCTTGATTTCATCATGAAGTCAGCCTGTAACTCCAGACATCTCACCTTGACATCTACTGGGAGAAATCTGTTCATCTGGTCATCCTCCTCTTTTTCTTCTTGAGTAAACTGAGTTCCATCTCAATGACCTGCCATTCCTTGACAACTTCCTGAGCTTCCTTAATTTTCTGTGCAGAAGGTAGTGCCTTTACTATAGCACGCTCCTGGGAGTGGATAGACCGCATCTCTGATAGTTCCTGAGTATACTTACCTATCCACTTGGTCAAAAATTCTATCCGCTGTTCAGTGTCTCTCAGATTTTTCCTGGCTTGTCTCTCAGTACCGGCATCTTCCAGTATCAGAGTAGCCTCCTTAATATTCATAAATTCTCCTTTCCTTTTTGACTCACCTGGTAGTGGCGCCATCCATGGCACCACCACTCAACGCACAGGGCTTAAGAGTCACCCTGCCTGAAGTTTCTTTTTCTTTTCAAGAAGTCTGGCGATCTGGTCATCCACTTTTTCAAGAGGAGTTTTTTCCTTGAGAACATCAGAAGAAAGCTGAGTGTGAACGGCTGCCTTGTACTTGTGCCACTCACTCAGCATTTTCTTGTAGTTCTCGTCTCTCTTTTTCTCCATCTCGAGAGGGATGAAATCCGTCCTCTTGAGTTTCATGTTCAGTTTTCCATCTTTACTTCTGTAGATGGGTACCCCATTCTTGTCCTTATTGATGGTGGGGGTGAGTTCATTTTTTTCATTCTTAGCCATTATGGCCTCCTTTGGTTTTGGGTTGATAATTCAGTTTGTTATGGATGTAGTCCATGACATTCTGAGGGTTGATGAATCCAAATTTTTCCTTCACCCAGTTCTGATTGCAGATAGCCTTTATACATACCTGCCACACCAGACTGTGCTTATTAAATGTAATAATTCCTCCTTCTCCTGTTAACCATTCACCTAATCTTTTTTCTCCTTCGTGTATCATTATATCACCTCAGTAATATTCTGAACTTCAGCAATTTGACTGGCGAGAGTGAGAATGAATTTGTCCTTGGCTTCCTGAATTGAGCAAGCCTGTTCCTGATTCCGAGTATAGAACTTACCGATGAAGTAAGAGCCGTCAGACTTCATTACATCGTGACATTCATACGCGTTCACTACTTTGATTCCAACTTTTCCTCTAGGAATCTGACGCCTCTCGACATAATCGTGAGCATCCTTGATATCCTTAAATACCTTTGCTCCGATGAACTCTGTGGTCCATCCAATTCTTTTATTACTCCGATCGAAAGAGGCGAAGTATTTAACGTCTCTCTTATCAACCAGAACCACTACATTTACTATATCTGCCATGTTATTCTCCTTTCAAGAAATTGACAAAATCCTCATCCCCTCTCTTGATAGCTGAAAAGAGGTTATGAATTTCAGTTGGGTAAATCAGGTCACGGGTACTCTTATTATGGACATCAGAACCAAAGAGCCTGATTCCACAAGCGTCAACCCATACATTCCTGAGATTGAATATGTAAGTATACTCACAGTCATCAATCAATGCTCCACCCTGACCAATCTCAGTGGCCAGATACTGCCGTATCTTCTCCACCTTTTCGGCCTGTTTCTTATTAAGTTTAACTGCCATGTTTCTCCTTTCGTTTAGTTACCTGGGTTTTTTTCTGTGCCCCTGATTATTTATTGACGGAGAGGCGCCCGTCCCAGGTTTAATTCAGCTTGCCAATTACGTCTACGTGAACTCCATCTTTTTCTATGAAGAGGCTGTATCCCTTCCTGATAAGTCTCTCTGTAGTTGCAGCTGAACATTCATGAATCACCACCATGTCATGATGGCAGAAATGGTCTTTGTCAACATACCCAAGAGTAATATTGGCAATTGACTCTTCCTCAATAAGCTGACCGACCAGCTCCTTCATTTGTTCTTTATTCATTGACATACTATTCTCCTTTCAAGAAATTTAATTAAGAAAAAACTAATTAAAAAAAAAATTAACTAAAACTAATACTACAATTATTCAACAGGAAATGACTTCTGTAATGGACCCTCCAGAGATTTAAATCTGAATAGACACCACCAATTTTTCTTACTACAAAATATTTTGAATCGACCCGAATCTGGAAATTATTATTATCCAGAACTTTAGAAATAACTCCAGATATTTTATTACCAGAAAAATATTTACTGCAGATACCAGAATTTATTCTTCCAGATATTTCTACTTTCTGACCTCGAATCATCTCGTTCTCCTTTCGTTTGTGAATCCTTATATTTATAATCTACCAATATTTGGGTCAAATGTAAAGGAAATAATTCATTATTTTACGAACCAGGAGAGTCGCATTTTTCGCCGTTTCTGAAGACTTTTGTATCAAAACTGATACAAACGTATCCAGGAATGGGATGGCCGTCTCTCTATCGTAGAGGTAATATTTTAATATCTTATATATAATAATATAAGGAGAAAAAGAACTCCTTAGACAGCGCTAAACGGCTTCTGGTATAGTATTCCAGTTCGGATGTCAGATCGTTACCGTTATGGGAGATCCTGAGGACAGAACTTTACACCCATCTGTTTTCTAGTTTTCTGGTGTAAATAGTAATTCTTCTCCCTTCTGGAATTCGCCTCATCTGAAGATATCATCATCTTGTCCTCCATCCTATGAAGAACCTTTGAATGAACATCATCCGGCATATAAACCCTGGAGGAATGTTCTGGTGATGACTGTATATACACACACCTCTCGTTACATTCCAGCGATACCACATCTTTAAATTCTGGTATGATGGAAGAAATAGCGTCGTGCATATAGTGCGCCATGTAGTTATCCATCTCAGGTTGTATCTGAGTACACTTACGCTGGTGAATAAACTGAATGGCTGTCTTGAGATCGATGGTGAAGTAGTAGAAGTAACGATGGTTTCGGGTGAGTATGTATCTAGCATCGAGAATAGATACATCACCTGAGTCGATCATATTAGCGTATAGCTCTTTGCACTGATAAGTCAGAGACTTATACGACTTTTCAAACTCTGTTCCGACAATAGAAGATGGAATAAAGCATGAGTCCTTCTGAAGAAACCTGTCAGCAGAACACTGGGCATGTATACTCTTAAGCATTCGATGCCTGAGCAGGTGTGTCACCTCAATGAGTGTCAGGCCTTCCATCCTGAACGTGAAGTTCAGACTTTCCAGTGAGTTGGGTAGAACCTTCATCTTAAGTATGTTAAGAAATTCTTTACCGATGTTTATGTCTTTGTCGACATACATAGTTGCCTTATCAAATGGCTCATCACTCCATGTAGCCTTCATCATTTCAACACACCTTGAACGAAAATCGCCACGTGGGTAGTCCATCATCGCCAGTCTTAAGTTTCTACCCGATGTATACCATTCAGTCTCTGGCTTCTCACCGAATCTTACTTTCATAGGAAAATCATTCATTTCTTCCTCCTTATATTAATTGTTATTGATTGTATACATACGTATACATTGTTATACATTATTATACCGTCTAGACCATCGAATCGCGCCGTTTGGGACGATCCGACCCGACCATATATACCTATACATTTTAAACAAAGTCACTTCTGACATAGGTTAAACGGCTACTGTATCAATCCTGGTTAGCCTCAGATGGATACTTGGATAATTTATTAACATATTTATTGGAACACCTATCACATATCAGGTTGTCCAGATACCTGGTGCTGAATGTTTCGCATCTCTCCATGACATGCTTTGTGCCATCCTTTACTAGATTACCGATGTATAATTCTTCAAGAAGAGGCTGTCCAATTTCTCCACCAGACAGACAACAAGGATATACATCGCAGTTCCACTTAATGTAGACTTCCTCTCTTGGTATGAAACACTGATGTATACACTTACCCGTATAGTCATGTATATATTCATAACTGAATCTGACTGAGTCTAATGCTGCTGCTTCAAATAAATTTTCAACATAATCTATCATGTCTTGAGTCCATGGATTGTCGTAACGAATCTCTGGAAAGAAGACAACATGTAAGTCATGCTTTAGATGAAGCATAGAGTTGATATATCTTATAAATTCTTTAAAGTCTTCGAATCCACAATTGATTTTAGAAATGGTGTACACTACAGTGACAGGTTTCTTTCTCTCTTTCAGGAGGAATCTGAAGTTCTTGTCAAACAAGTTCCATTTATCTACTTTGTAGAATGACTTGTATCTTCCCTTCCCAACCGCTGACAGAGAGATGTTCAGGTCATCAACGATAGTTACATCATTAATCACGCCTATGTTTGGAGACAGTAGAGTCGTAGTCATTTCAGACTCCATCCTCAACATACGAACTGCACTTAAGTAACTGTCTATAGAAAGAATCGTTAGTGGCTCCATGCCAGCCAGTCTTATTTTTCTAAAACCGTTTGAATAAAGTTCTTTTATGACATACCTGAATATGTCTATAGACATTTTTGGATGTGGTTTCTTAAGTATATCACACGTCACACAGTGACAGAAACAAGAGTTACCGACTTCGACATAAGCTTTCTTCATGGAATCCTCCTTTAATAAAGACACAAGACATTTGCAACGCCAGACTCTCCACGCAGTATTGAATCCTTAGCATACCACTGGCACTCCTGTTCCTTCTTCATCGTTGGGTTTCCCTTCTTATCTTTTACGATGAGATACAGACAGGAAGTTTTTTGATTGCTTTTCAGATTTCTGAGATCGAGTGGGCAAGACTGACAGACAACTACAAGCCGTCTGCCCTTCTTACCGTGTATCACATTTACTGGTCGTCGTTGCATATCTCTAGAACCTTTTGATAAATGATGTCTGCTATTCTGTCTGGTTGAAGTAGTGATGTATCCTGTCTGATGATTCTGAAACCACCTAATTCAGCGTTGGCTATATTCTTTTCAAACATGGCTAGATGAGTGTGAACCGGATAGTCTGGATGGCCGGTGTCTTTCATTCTCTTTGTCAATACACGTTCATCAGCGTAAAGATACACAACTATAGAAATAGGCTCGATTCTCTGAAGCATGAATTCAGGATACTTCAGAACCTTACGCTGGAATATCTCAGCATACGTGAAGTAACTGATTATGCCTCTGTCAAGACACATATACCTGAAGTCAGTTATCTTATTAAATTCCTTCATGACTGTTGTCTTGCCAACACAGTCTACACCTTCAAAGAAGATTATCTTATTCATAGTATTACTCCTATTATTAAAAATAAAAAAGCACCAAATCCGTAAAGCCACATTGCTCCGTTACTCCACTTTTCGTTGTGCAGACATCTCTGTCTGTACTGAAGTTCATAGTGGCTTATGATAGCCAGTGCTCCCAACATCCAAATTAAGAGAAATGTATAGTTCAGTATTTCAGGGTTTATGCTCATTCTGACCTCCTGTGCTTACAATATTTCCTTACCCATTCATAGAATTCTGCACTTCCGTCCCTTGGCCCACCAAACCTTAATTCAAGCATGTTTCTCAAAAGGTCACGGAATTTACCCTCAACAAAACAAACCGGCGAGTGTACACATTTACATTTATTCTCTGGTTCAATCATGCTGACCTCCTGTTCCAGGCTTTAATCCACTTTCCTACTATCCAATGCTCTTGCTCACCCGCTAAAAAACAATCATCTTTATGGAGGACAACATAGTCACCGTTATAATATTTTGGTATTGCTCCGCAAAACGGGCATTTTTTTATCTCATCTGACTTATTCATGGGGTTCCTCCTGGAGTAGTATTTTCTTCTTCCAGAGTCATAACTTCCTCACGCTAATAATTGTTGGAACTTGTTTTGGTGTCTGTATTAAGAAACTTACTGCATCAATGTATACACCAGGAGGATGTGTCTCAGCAACTTCAGCAGCAGCTCTAGAATCCTTAGCCTTGACACGCATCTTCATCTGAATTTCTACTTCGTAGTCATTCATCTCTGATATTCCTCAAGTTGTTTGTAAATCTTGTTAGCGATTTTTTGAGTGCCATCATATATCGTTTTCATGTACTGATTTCCGAGCTTGACTTCCTGTCTTGTATATTGAAGTATAGAAAGTATATCAGCTAACTTTACTATCTTAGCTTCAAGAGTTTTTTGGTTCTCATAGTCATCAATAAGAGGAGTCATTGTAGGGTCTAACATATCTGAGGCAGATGGATAACTATTCTTGACAGCTGCTGCGATCTCTGGAAATGTAATCTTTGTGTTATTTGGCATGTCAGACAAGTATATTTCAGGTACATCATGGAACAAAGCCATTTTTAACGCGATGAGAAGATCGAACTTATATACATCATACAGTTTGTAAACTGTTAATGTAACAAAATATGAGTGTTCAGCAACTGATTCTTTGACCAGTCTCGGAGTGTTGTTGTATCTTATCAGAGTCTTAAGCTTATAAGTCTCAGATAGAAACTTCATCATTTGAGTTCTTGTCATTGTATATCCTCCGTGTACGGTTCTGAAAATTTAGCATTCATTTTTAACTGACCTACATAGTAAGCCAGCTTGTGAGAATCTGTCGCAACTGCGATTCCTGACTTGGCCAACATTAAGTTGAATTGTCCCTGAAGTCCTCGACAGAAATAGATTATTGGTTTTTTACACTTGTATGCGTAACCAGCTTCAAAGATAGAACCCATATCCTTGTTGCGTGTATTACATACAATGAAGTCTGCGTTTTCAATCGCTCTAAGATTGAGTCTGAATGTATGAATCTTGTCTTCCTCAGGAGCATCAGGAGGACACAGGCATTCATCCTTAGGGCTGAAGAAATTTATGCCATAAGCCTTGAGACATCCCTTAATCAAACCTAAATCCTCTGCCTGGTCAGGATTGAACCAGCCGGACGCGATGTATGCATTATTCATTTATCCACTCCTTTACTTGTTTGACAAAATGAGACAGTTCTTCGTTTGTAAATCCTCTTGCATTTGGGTGTTTAGTTGATAGTACACATGCCCCATCCCCACACGTCCTGTTAACTATCCGTACAGCGTCTCTAGCAACTGTACCGAATGTCAATATTAAATCAGGACTGTGATTGTATATAACATTAGCAATATGGTTTCTGTCAGCATCAGCACGATGACCTGGCGTAGCTCCAACTTCAAGTGAAGCATTGTCCCAAATAATTTTATCAAACAATTCTTCACCGAATGCGTTCATCAATCTCTTACCTGACCATCCCTTTTTTAAAACCTTTCTCCTAAAATCGTCATTGATAAGATACCTACGAATATGATAAAGACTAGTTCCTGGTGGAAACCAACAGTTCTGTAAGAAAGCAACTATCTTCATTCCGTCCTCCCAAAACTAGATGTTGACTTTCTGCACCTAGTAGTCTCTCCAACTTCAGGACAGTATGACTCATGATTACATAAGTTACTTATAACCATTCTGAGCTTATGTGTGTCATGATGTATACAATCAGCTTGTGTACAATCACACGATTTTCTATGGTCACATACATAATATGGCATCAGTGTATCTCCATTTCGTGTGGAATTCTTTCTATCTTTATAATATTGTCAATAAGCTTGTGGCCGTGCAATATCTGAAGAAACTTGTCCAAATCAACAGGATAACGTGTTCTAGCTGTGTAGAAATTAAGTCGATCATCGATATAAGTAACGCGCCAGTGTGACATGTGCATATCAATACCCAGTCATTTGTCTTCGTACATTGATTTCATTTTTCTCTACAAATCTATCGAACAATTCCTTAGCGTCCATCACTGGAAATGTAAGATTAATAAGGAAAGCCCAACAGTCAACAATCTCACCCTTGTATCTTTCCACGTTTAGTTTCTGTTTCTTCTTCCAGGGTTTCCATGGTGTTTCACCAAGAGCTTCGTGTATCTCGGATGAAAGAGCCAGAGCTGTCATGTTTCTGAATTCTTGAGACTGAACGTCACTCCCAACTACTTCTTGTAAACTTTCTTGCAGTTCAAACATTTGTGTCAACATTAGTATATACCTCCTGTCTTAATGAGGTCATGTATCTCCTCATCAATTGAATAGTATAGTGTCATACCGGTTTTTTGTTTATGAATTACTTTAAGTAGAATTAAGTTTTCAATTTTTCGTCGTAGGTTCTCTGAAGGAAGACCTGTTGCTTCGAGTATCTGTTTATACTCAGACCACTTTCCCAAACCACGTTCGTATAGGTATTTTGTAATATCATTCAAGTCATTTGCCACTGAGCTGACTGCTATGTCTCTTATTATAGAGTACTCATTACGTGTTGCTTTTCTTTTTCCTCTGAATAGAGTTGTGCCTATTAAAAACTTTTTGTACTGCTTAACTAAACGAGTAGCTAATTCAATAAATGGTTTTGCTATCACTTCTTTTGAATATTGGTCTCGTGTTACTGTTCCCCTCATTGTTGCTGTCCATTCAGCAAGAACCATCAACTTGTTTGTAAGAGATTCTGGTATATCAACAGAATTTTTTGTATAGTTATATGATAAAACTTTCTTACCGAATTCCCTAAGACCTTCCCTCAACTTATCTTCTTTGTTTACATTCTTCATTGCCTGTTTGAGATAATGTATACGTTCTTTATGAGAAGTTGATACAGGTATCTTGTACCCAAGAAATCTTTCACCAAATGCAGTGTTACCAGTTATATACAGTTCGATAGCGGGCGTCACTCCCGCTACGATTCCGAATTTAGAAAGATAACTTCTAAATACTCCGTTGCCAAACATCTTTTCAATCTTACCATCGTACGCATCACGAAGTATACCAAAAATTTCATCACGTGCTGTGCTATTCATGTTAAGTATTGTAGTGAAGTCTTTAATGATAAGAACCTTACCATCAAGCAAAGGAATGAGAGAGGGATCCCCTCCTCCAGCAAAATTGGCTCCGGAAACCAGGCTATGCGGAGTCATGGTTGTGACAGACACCACTCTGGGTGCCTCCGATATACTAAGACATATTTCAGTCTTAGTGGCGCCTGAAGGCGCGATTAAAAACAACCAAAGAGGATCCCCCTCAAGACGATTAGCAATTATAGTTCCATATACTACATCAATCACAGTCGTGTCTGGTAAATAAAACCATTTTTGATATTCCTTGTATACATCTTCCGGTTTAATAAATTCTCCTACAAATATTTCCTCATCAGTCTTATTCTCTTCAAGTACTTCATTGAGATACTGTTCTTCAATTGGTATATTACGACTAGAATAACTTACAAGTTTGTCATAACATCTCTTATGATTTCTTACATCACGCAGTAAATCATTTACATCGTAACCATCAGATAAATCTTCAGGCCAGTTAACAAACTTGATTGACTTGCAAATATTTTTAAGTGCCTTGTATACCTTGACTGTTCCAGCTGGTCCGGCTCCAGGTCTAACAACTCCTCCTACAGATTTTGGAAGATCGTGGTCATAAACAACAGTAACATTCTTTTCTTTGAACAACTGGCACCAGTCAGACTTGAATGTATTAGCACCAGGAACAGCAACAACAGTTTCATCCTTCAATCTATCAGTACGATATAGTATTTCCCACATCGCCATCTTATCCCACTCACCTTCAACAACCCAAACATTCTTAAATTTCTGTAGTTCCTCCCATCCGTATAAACCTACATTGCATCCAGCAGTGCCCATTATCTTCTTAAGCTTTGGATTGTATATACGCAAGTCCCACATAGTATCTTCTTTACCATCATACACTGGAATAAGATACGTATCATTATGTGGATTAAAACCAACTTGGTGATGTTTTACTGTAGCTCTTAAAAAGCCCCTCTTCTTTTTTAACCACCCAAGTCTCTCACCCTTAATGTGGTCAAGAGACATGTTATGAACACGTTTTAGAAACTGCTGAAATCCACCTGATTCACCAGTGTTTTTACAGTCCCACATTTTTGTATCAGGATTTATCCAGAAGTTATCCTTACCACTGAACACTGAATGACCATACACTTGAGTGCCTGATTCACCCTTGTATATGAATCCGTGTTGCTTGAATGTTGTTAGGTTTTTATGACTCGCTAGTTCTGACATCCCCACCACCACTTGATTGATTCATCTTCTGTATTTTCTTAATCAATTCTTCATTAGTCTTCTTGAGTTCTGTTATGTATACATATAGCTCAAGAAGCTGATGGCGGTTAAATTTGTAAAGCATCTCTTCCTCAGTCGGTGGAAGAGCTGCCTCCTTTATTATTCTCTTTATCAGAGTTGGCATGTCCATTTTAGTCATGACTTATCCTCTCTATATTGTCTGTCGCCCTGAGACTCCAGCTGGTACATATATTCACTATAAGTTTCATTATCAAGCTCCACAAGATTTTCAGATATCAACCATGATATATATGATGGGTTAACCTGAATGATGGCTTCGATAGACCAACCCTTATATTTTCCAAATGTTATTTGAGATTCAAGAGACATCTTAAGTTTTTTATCAAGATGACCCAACTTATCTCTCATCTTTTTTCTATCCATCATGGCATGTAGTCCTTAGCGTCTTGCCAGTTTGTTGTTGATATTTTCCATTCAACACCAAGAGGCACCTTAATTTCTTCAACGTCAGTCATACAGTATGCTAAATCATGAAGTATATAATTTTTATCTTCAAGACAAGAACGATGCATTTCAAAAATAATTTCATCATGTACTGTTAAAAGCATAGCCAGCTTATCATAGTCTCCGTCATGAACTCCAAGAATATAATCATCAACGTTATTCTGTGCTCTCTTTAATATACCAGCAGCATCACCTTGAATCCTGTAGTTAGCTGCATAATATTCCTTGTCAACTCTTAACTTACGACCAAACGCTGATGTAATGAAACCATGTTCTTTCACTTCAATCATCATATTTTTAGTGAAGTTAAATAACTCATTTCTTTTTTCAGCAAACCTCTCCCATCCAGGTTTAGCTTCTTCTACAGTCTGTCTTAATGCTGAAGACCATGTGGGCAAGTTAGCGCCATAACATCTACCGAATGTAGCATTCTTTACATCAGCTCTAACACTCTTAATCTTCTTACTGTCAGTGATACCAGTAAAATCCTTAGCAAGTATTACTGTAGCGTTATCAGAATGAACATCATAATCTGGGTCATTATTCATAGCCTCGATTAAATCTTCCTGACCACTGGCAGCAATAATTAATCTCATTTCTATTCCAGCATAGTCACCAAGCATGTATACATAACCTGGTCTTGGTCTGAAACATCTCCTGGCCGGTATTCCATACACTGTGTTAACAGAAAATTCCTTGGCTACATTTTGTAGATTAGGATTAGACACTGACTGTCTTCCTGTCTTGGCTTCATTCGTGTTTGTAGTTGGATGTATAATATGGTTTTCACCAGCGTTTTCCTGATATGAATATATCATTGTCTGACCCTTAGCCCAGGCACGATATCTTAGTATCATATCAAGAACACGATTATTCGGATAATGTTTTTGAAGAGCAAGTATATTTTCCTTTGAAGCTGACGGAGCACCACCAGCAGTCATTTCATTTGGTGTAAGATTAAATACTGGTCTATGTCTTTTCCACTCTTCGTTTAATGTCTCGTGTTTCTTTGGATTAATGTATCCAAACAAATGTTTCTGTAACTGATCGCAACTGTCAAGGTTTATATCAAATCCAAAAATTTTCTTCTTTTGTTTTTCAATATCTTTAAGATCGTTTTGAAGTTTTCGTATCAGTTCATCAGAATTTCGTTTATGTATCATCATCCCACGTTGCTCCATTTTTTGAGTAACTTTCAACAAATGAAGTTCGTTAAGATAATCCTCCCATATTCTTTCATCTTCTTTTATTTTTGACAGCATTAGTCTGAACAGTAGCATACATCTAACACCATCAGCATCCTGATATCCCTTCATGATAGACACTGGAATCAAACCATAGTTTGGTCTGTCAGTTATAAGTGGTGTTATACCATTGTCCCACAATGGTTGGAGTATTTCAGGTTCAACTCTCTTTGGATAATTGTTCATTAGTCTCTTCTGAGTAGTCATGTGTTTCTTAACTTGCTTGTCATAAAATTCCCACATCTCAGCATCTTCTGGCATCATGTCTCTGAAGTATCTGTCAGCAAGAGTCTCAAGCTTATGTCTTGGTAGAATATTCTTTAAAATTTTTGACATGATGTATGTGTCATGCCAGAATGACTTTGGCAGAACCCCATCAAAGTACATTGAAGTAAATCCCATTTCAAACTTAGCATTGTGCGCTACTTTTTTTATATCGTCTTTATGAAAAAATTCGAATACTTCCTGAGCAACTCTTTTCTTTACTGCTGATGTATGATCGAATCTGTATATCTTAGACTCGCAGTTCCAATTAGTAACTACAAAGGCAAATATCCTATCACCCTTATACGGATTGAAACCGGTTGTTTCGTAGTCAATTGCTACAGTGTTATTTTCTTCTAAAAATGTTTTAAACATAATGATTAAAGAAGGGAGCCAAGAGGCTCCCTTCCATGTTGAATGTGATTTATTTGATTATGCTTCCGAGACCAGCGTCTTTGAGTGCTTGTGCTTCCTCGTCCTCCAGGTCCTTCGGCTTGAATGTATATTCCTTAAGGGTTTTCTTCAGTTCAGAAAGACTGCATCCTTCTTCAAACTGAATACCGAAAGCTTCACTCAGGCTAGTGAGTTTCTTGAGTATCTCACTGTCACCAGACTTAGAAGCAGAACGCCGTGAAGCAGACCGACCAGAAGATTTGGGTTCTTTCTTGGGTTTTGCTTCTTTCGCGGCAGTTTCGATGGCATCACGAAGATCGTCATCATCTTCATGCTCATCAGCATCGACCTTGAGGCTGTTTTCCTTGATGAGCTTCTTTAACTGACGACGTGTCAGTTCATCGAGGTCTGGAAGTTCGATACCATCACCTCCATCTCCGGGGTCATCAGAACCACCTTCATCTCCGGAGCCATCGGGATCGCCTTCATCAATACACTTGTTGAAGTAGATGTTGTTGTATCCATCAGCTTCCTTGACAGAACACTGGTATGTGGCATCAGGATTGTTTGTGATTGCTTCAAGGGCAGATTCGAGGTCATCCTTCAGTGAATCGACCTGATAGCCCATCAAGTTCAGCCACTTGAGCAGAAATTCAGGACCACGATCTGTCTCAATATTGAGATTGTCGTAAATCGTTTCTCCCTCATAGTCGCCTTCTTTGACTTCAGCAGAACGCTTGACCATGAGTTTTCCTGAACTGGCACTCTCATCCAGTTTTGCAGTGACTTTATGAAGAACATAGTTACCTGAAGGTACGGTTGAAAACCCACCTGTCGAGTCCCCGAATTCTTCCTTGACATCTCCCCAGTTCTTATCGAGCTGACCGAGTTTTGATTTAATTGCCATTGTATTCTCCTTGTTAATTGTTGATTGGTTTATTTACGTCTCCTTGCAGTTCGTCTTGGAGTTCTTACTTCTTTAGTTTCTCTAAAGTCCTCATAAGTTTCTTTCTGTTGATTCTTAAAAGCCTTAACCAGATTTTTGTATCCTTCCGTCGGTGAGTTTCCCATAGGTACTGCAAAAATCTGTTCACCTGATGGAGTAAAAAATTTATCAGTAAAAGCGGTACACGCAAAAGCATAATCATCTCCTCTCACTTGAAGAAATCTCTGGCTTCCTCTTTTATGAAAATACCAGATGTTTTCGATGTTAGCGTTAACAAATTCCCAGACTTGACCTGAACCTTCAGGTTTCCTTCTAGTGAATGTATCACCAGCTCTTGTTTCAATGTCTTCAGTTACTTCGTGAGCGTGAAATATAATACCGAATTTTGAATGTAAAAGTAATTGAAGAGGAACATTGAAGTCATCAGCAACAAAGCCCCATGACTTCCCATAATCTTTTTCGTCATGAGGATGTTCAAATCCTCTGACTTTTCCTGTATACTTCATTGCATATTTATACACAATAGGAAGTGTATCAACAGACACAGAATCATAGTTGTGTTTTTCTTCCACAATCATTCTGCACCATTCTTTGAAGTGTTCGTAATCAGGAGCATCAACCTGATGTATAGGCAATTCACGCGCCATTGGTTCACACATTATATGAAGCATGTTCTTACTGAATTGACCGGCAAGAGATGTCTTCCCTATCTTCTTTTCTCCGTAAAGCATAATAACAGCTTCAGACAGTTTTCCTGAAGGTTTATTTGCCTGTGAAGGAAATGACAAATCAAGCTTTTCTTTTTTTCGCGACCCTCTTAGCGGTCTTTCTTTCTGCTGTCTTCTTTTTGCTGACACTCTTTTTACCACCATCTGAATCCTCCTTTAGCTCTGGAAATAATTTATCATGGATTCCTCCTTCAATTTGAACAAGAGACTTACAAGAGTCTGATGAACAAGCACTGAGGAATTCACACCTCCATGGATTTAAACAAGCCCAAGTGTTAGGCCATACGTGCATTTTGTTTTTAAACTTTATTTCATCAAAGACGAAGCCTAAGTCTCTTCCAAATATTTCTAAGTCATGTTCACTGTATGTAGATTCCCATCTCTTATAGAAATGTTCAGGATTCTTTCTGCATTCATTCATGACTTTCTTTTTAAATGCCATAAGAGTTTCATTCTTCAACGGTCTCGCTCTTGAGTTCCTAACAACATTGTATAACACACCGATAGCAAGTTCACCTGTCATGTATCTATCAGCAGTTAAATAAAATTGGTTTTGAAAATCAAGAGGCAGGTATTTCAACAAGCCGTCTTCGTCTATTTGACCTTTTGTTTTATGTTCCTTCAGCCACTTCTTTCCATTCTTAGTTCTGTACTTAGCGTCTATCTTCCCTCTGATAGTTGCACCGCTGTATCTAGCCTGAAAAAGAGATTCAACATCAAAGTATTTTTTTGTCTTGAAATCATCTTTGTAAAATTCAAAATACGGTATCATTGTAGCTTCAGCTTTTGCAGCATCAACTTCCATTTGTTGGAGAGAAACCCCAGTTCCGTCTTTAAGTTTTTTGTCACAGTATCTATCAATAATATTAACCACACCCTTATTCCCAGGAGGCGTATTATTAGAAAAAACTTTGTCCATGACTTCATGACATATACTCCCAAAGTTTGTTGAAATATCTTTTGCCGGATTCCTGTACCCATTGAGTATGAATAAGAATCTTCGTTTACAAGTCTTCCACTGGTATATAAGGCTTTGACTTAATCCGATGTTGATTATATCCCAGTCATCAGGCCATGGCAAGTCAGATGGTCTGATAATTTTTTTCTGTCTTACTGGTTGTTTAGCAACTTTCTTTTTTACAGATTTCTTCCTAGGCATTATAACACTCCCATCACACTGAATCCTATACCCACAGCTTCTCTGATATGCTCTGGATACTTTGTTTTGTTTATACGATAAATTCTTTTAGCAACCATTTCAGGAGTCAACTGACCCTTCCACATTATTTGACCCTTTGCTTTATTTCCACGAGGATACACAAGCTTCACTGTCATACAGAACATGTGGCATATATTAATATACCCTCCTACCAAATAAGCAAGAGCAAATAAGTTTCCTCTTTGTGCTGCTGTAAGACTTCTGACATTTCCTGTCCACATCTCAACACCTTCGATAATACAGATATCAGGAACTGTAGGAAGTGTCTCAATAATTTTTCTGAATGATGTATACATGAATTTAAGTCTTGCTGGTTCAATCTTAATTTTTTTCCTACGAGGAGGCTCTTTGATAACATAAGTAACTGGGTCATTATCACCTGTCCAGTATGCTATACCGGTATTCCATCCAGGGTCAACAGTCATTACATTATCTAATTTTTCCATCGCTTAACTGCTCTTTCAAATAGTTTTCTTCGTGAATCACCTTCCAAGTGTCCGATACGTGCATCCTCGTCAACTGTATCCTTGACTAACAAGTCTATAATCAGCATGTGTTTTTCATCATTAAATGTGAATATACGCTTTTCAGACTGGTCACGTAATTCTCCACCAGCTGGTTGAGAATAAAATACAACTGTTGTTGCTGCTGATAAATCTGTTCCGTGAGATATAGCAGCAGGATGTGCCGGCAATATTTTAAACTTTTTTTTCTTAAATGCTGTGATAATTTCTCTACGATTTTTCTTAGGTATATCACCAGTAAACGGCATTGTGTCATATCCCCAAGCACTGAGATGGTCTGCTATAGCATATACTTCAGCTTTAAATCTACAGAATATAACTATGCTTTCATCGTGTTGTGATTCAATGATATTTCTTACTTCTTTAATTTTATGATCCCACTCAAGTTTGATACCATCTGAAGTTTCTCTCATACCTCCACACATTCGCATCATCCACTTATGTGCTTCAGTAGCAAATATAGTCTTCATGTTCTGATGTTCAAGAACAAATTCCTTTTCGACTATATCATATTCTCTTCGAATTTTTCTTGGAAGTTTAAACACTCTCTTTATAGGGTCTTGTGTTCGTCCTCCCTGTATATCTTCTCTTCGAACAAAGTAACAGTATTTATTTAACGCCGTCTTAAGAATTTCAGCATGTTCTTTTTTAATAACGAAATCATATCCAACATGGTGAAATGCCTTGGCTCTAAAGTCCCAATAGTTTTTATATGGAAGGGATTTGTAGTCGAGAAATCTAAGTTGCTGGTAAAAATCCAATTTCTCTCTGTAGTCAGGTGTCCCTGTGAGAATGATTCTGTGTCGTACATTTCTAAAATTGTCCACATAAAATTTACTCATTTTCGATTTAGGATTCGCTAAGAATCTCGATTCATCAAATATAACTACATCCCAGTCAATTAAACGCAGTTCAGGAAGAGCACGGTGCCCTTCTTTGTTTATTATATACCATCCAAAGATGTTAGCGTTTTCAAGCTTATCTTTTCTCTGTTTTGCTGAACCAGTTAACTCAATAGGAGATACTCCAAGTTCTTCTTCAAGTTCGTCTATCCAGCCCTGGATAGCAGGCTCAGGACAAACAATTAAAAATGGTCCGGTACATTTCCATTTTTTAACACGTCGAATTGAGAGCTTGGTCTTCCCAACTCTCATATCAATGAAAAACCCCGGATGCTCTACGTCGTCACTCCAACGTAGAGCATCCAGTTGAGATTTTCGTAGTCTCTTAAGAAGTGGTGGCATTACCTTTTGCGCTTTGCCACTTTCTTCTTAGCAGACTTGGTCGGGGCTTTTTTGGCAGCTGTTTTCTTTTCAGCTGTTTTCTTTGAACCGCCAATGGGTTCATACGGTTTCTTCGGTTTAGGAAAACCAGAATTTTCCATACGACCCTCGTTGATGAAACGACGATAGTACGCGATGGTCTTGAGGTCTGTATGTTTATACTTGGGGTATTCAGACTGAACCTTCTCGACCATCTTTTCGTCACTCATCCCACCCTTGACGATGAGACCAGCAACAAACTTACTCAGAGGAAGTTTACCATCCTTCTTCGGAGCAGCCTTGGTGGCGGTTTTCTTGACTACCTTTTTGGCAGCTTTTTTCTTAGCAGCTTTTTTAGCAGCTTTTTTCGGGGTCTTTCTTGTCGCCATTATAACCTCCTTTTCGTTTTTGATTAATGGCATGTTGTCTTTCCAGAATACTTCTTGCGTGGGCAACTCGTATCTGTGGTCAAGATAATACACAAGCCAAACTTCAACTTCTGCATCTTCACGCATAAATTGTTCAAGCTTAGCCCAGCCTCCCTTGACAGGTCTCTTACCCTCGACTGTTTCGAGTGTGTCATGTGGTACATATACGATTTGTCCCTGCTTCATCCTTATGCTGGTGTGGAATGAAAATGTATATAATATATACCCAAAAAACCAAACATTGTAAAGGATTTTTTAATTATTTTTCAAAAAATAATCTGAATTTGCTATAAGTTATTAAAATATAACTACTTATGCCTAAAATATTTGACAATAGCTATGTATAAAAACGTATACTGATGTATTCAATCGTATTGTAGTACTGGAATACCATATTCATTAAGTATAGAACTTCTTCTTCTATTACTATATACTACTAAATACTACCTTAACGAATAAGATATACTATTCCAGTTCATGGATACGATTGTATACGTTTTAAAATATAGACAAAAAGAGAAGTAGAAATAATCTACTTCTCAATTGTTTACAGATATATCCCTGGGTAATTGTTAGTTACACCTTGACCAGATATCCAGTCCCTGTTACGTAAATCAATCCAGCCTTGAGGACTCCATCGAATGTCAATGGTTTCTCCTACCGCTAAGGTGTCTACGGCGAACACGGAGTTATTGTTAGTCGGAGATTGAGCGCGGTGCTGGATAAGCCTCTGGCCTAAATCGACGAACTCGTCCGGGGTGTTGATTTTGTTCAGATCGTACAAGCTGGAGCTGGGGGCTCTCGCGTCTCCAAAAAAATTGTACCACCGAAAATATCGCCGGGTTCCTCCGATATTTTTAAAATAAGCTCCGGCTTTTATGATGCCGATGGTGGTCACTTTGTCTGGAGCCCTGCTGTTATTAATAGGAAGAGAAAACACGCCGCTATTTAAACCAGAGACAACTTCAAATTCCTCAGGCTGGCTGAACATAAAATAATCACCATACTGTGTTACTCTTCTGAGACAACTGAAAGTTTCTCCAGGTTCAAGACCATTTAAACAACAGAAAATTCTTCTGTAAGCTAAAACATCACTCATGGCAGCTACATTCGATCCTTCCGGGTCACTATCAAAAGCGATATCAAGTGTAGGAGTATCACTGTTATAAAACACGAATACATACCACCATAACGCACTAAGATTAGAACCTGGAGCTATACCTGGTTGATTCTCTCCATACGTATATCCACTTGTGACATCCCATATTTTTCGATAACCAGTTGATGGCCACGGGGTTTCAGCCTGTTGTTGTGAATCAAATCTGAAATTCATATCCATGTTAGATGCAATTCCATCACTAACAACGATGATAGACTTACCGTCTGCTGGAGAATTAACAGCTACACTCATCAATCGAAAACCTTCAATGTAGTTGCCATTGAATACCCTAAGAAGAGCAGGGTAAAGCTGATTAGTATCTTCAAGGTCTGGAGTTAATCCACCAGCAACAACAACAGCTGATAAGTTAGTATACAGACCAGCGATACGACTCTTGAAATGCTTTACCCAGTCCCAGACTAGATTCATCCACCAGTTGAAATCTTGTCGTGGAGGTCTTTCTTTAAAATTAAAACCAGAATCTTTTTTAGACTCTGATGGTTCTACAATATTCGGTTGACCACTCACTGGATCGACACCAGGAACTGATGCCCATTCAGGTTCTTTTGAAGGTTCAGGTACACCCATTAGTTTCTCCTTAAGTTGTAATTTTCTCTGATATCTGACCACCCTCTAACGGATATGTCGTTTCTCCAAAACCTAATCCATCAGGGTCAGGTATACCACCCTCTGGAGCAAAAGCAAAAGGTGTTGGATCGCCAAAACTTGAAACAACTTCAACTCCAACACCAGCTGGTGCTACTCCCTGAATTAAGTTGTTTAGTCCTGGAGGAACTGTTTGACCGTCAGTAAAGATATATATCTTGGCTGGATAGACCTCAACATACTGAACAAAGTCAGCGTCTGTTGATTCTTTAACGAAAGCAATGACTGTTTCAGGTTCTCCATTAGATACATTAATTCCAATTTGAAATCTTATCTGTGCTCTTATTTCAGCCGGTACTGTTAGACCAGATATATCAGCACCAACTATTTCAGCTATCTGTTCTAGTTGAACTCCCGTAGCTGTATCAATTGCTCGATTAAGTCTCATATCCTGAAACACATAATCAAGGTCTTGTATCTCTTCAAGAAGAGAACAGATTAAACCCTGGAGAAGGACAGCTGGCTTGAATTGTTCAGCAAGCCTTAATCTAGAATTAGCACAATAGTTTATGACTTCAGGAAATTGAGCACCAGTCAGATACCCAAATGAAGAAATAGATAGAACACCTTGGTCATCGTAACCAAACAGTGATATATTTTCTACATCAATAGCCATTATGACACTCTTGTTCTTTCAGTATCAGTTACATTAACAATTGTTAACGGAGTTGTGTTATCTCTCTTGTAGAAAGTTACCTGTCCAGTTGTAGGTGTGTCTTTCTTGAATCTTCCATTGACCATTGCAAGAACAAGTTCAGTCCATGCTGTAAGAGCAACACCATCGATTGTAGCACTTCCTCCGATAGCATCAACGTTAGATTTCATCCTATCATCCTGAAGTGCTGAAGGTATCCTTGTTTGAACATTAGCTACCTTAGTATCAACTCCAGAAAGTGTTGACTCCTTAGCAACAGTAGAATCAAGAGCAACAACTCCAGCTAATGCTGATAATGTTGATTCCTTAGCAACTGTAGAATCTAATGCAACTACACCAGCCAGTGTAATTAATGTTGATTCAAGAGCAACAACTCCTGACAGTGTTGCTAAGTCATCATGTATATTATCAGTACCCTTTGTTCCAGTAGCCTTTGAAACAGTTGCATCCTTAGCAACAGTCGAATTAAGAGCCATAGTGTCATGTATATCATCAGTTCCTTTTGTACCGGCCTTATGAGAAAGATTAACAAGAGAATCAGTGTCCTTAGCGAATCCTGTACCTTTCATATCTACAATGTCTTCAAGAATAGAATCTTGTTTTGCTTCAGTAGCATCTCCACCAGTAGGAGCTTCTTCAAGAGCTTTTTCTGTGAATCTGTCACCTGACGAATCTTCAATAAGACCATCAACTCTAGAAGCGTATGTATTAAGTTCTGCCAATTTTTCGAATACTGAATCATCAGCAGCATTATCTCCAATATTAGAAACATGATTCACATTTGCAGAAGAATCATTGATTGTTTTAAAATGACCAGCAAGATAAACGTTTGATGCACCACTATCAAGATTCAGTGTTCCACGACCAGTTGCTTTTACATTGCAGTTACTGTTTGAATTATCAATCAACAATACATCAGTTGAAAAATCTTCAAGATATACAGTTGTAGACAATGTAGCATTTTCAAAACTAAGAGTTCCTTCTCCATGACAGTGAACAAATCTGTTAGTAGACCCATCCTTGACTTTAGCGATGTTAATCTCACTATCATAGGCTATATCATCATTCATTTCTTCAAGACCATTGAAGAAACAATTAACATATTTATTTCTCCAACTTGTTGCACCATATATACCAGATACCCAGATATTGACAAACACGCAGTTCTGAATGACTTGACTGTTTACATTGATTGGAGATCGTGTCCCTATTCCAGTTATGAGTAAGTCACTAAGTGAAACATCAACAACAGGAATGACTGTTCCTATAACATTTATTCTGCTGAATCCAGTTTTAGAAGACCCAGCCAATGCTTTAGCATCAGTCCAATTTCCAACAGGATTATCAGCTGTACCATTAGTTCCAACTACCTGACCGCTTGAACCACCGTTGATTAACCATACAGCGCCGTTATACTTGTCATAGCCATTTAAACTTCCAGAAACAGTTTCTTCAATGGCTTCGAGTGCGTCAGTTGTTCTATCGAATGTATCTGCTCCAGGAGTTTTGCCTTGTATAGCGGTTATGTTAGCAAGATCTGTTATTGTAGCAGATCCCTTGTTTAATATTCTCCAATTTCCAGATACTACAACGGTCATAGCTGTTGAAACATTATTCAAGTCAATTTCTCCAGAACCTCCTATAAGCCTTACTGAGCAGTTTGCGTTTGCGTTAGTTATGTCAATATGGCTAAAATTACACCCTTGAAATTCAACTTCAGTTCCACTTCCAGGATTATTGAAATTATATGATAATCCACTTGCCTGATCGTCCCAACAATGTGAAAAAATACCTTTTCCACCAGACAATGGTGTAAACTGACCAAATAGTACACAATCAATCCAGCGTGTATCCTGAAAACCATTTATCCCATCGGCATTACACCTGATAAACATTTCTTCACTTCCACCAGAACCTAATTTCCCAGAAACAGCTATATCACTAAATCTAGTATTAGCTGCATCATAATTGCCAGGATTAGTGCTGAAATCAACAAATGAAGATTGTGTTATCCCATAAATTTCGACATTGTCAATGTCTTGTGTTAATGATGGAGCATTACCAACCACACATATTCTATTAAGTCCTGTTTTACCAGCTCTAGCTAATGTAAGAGCATCAGCCCAATTTCCTGATGGGTTATCAGGAACTCCATGAAAACCTACAGTTGTTCCAGAAGCGCCTCCTGATTTAAGCCATACAGCACCTTGATAATTTTGTACCGGATCGATATTGAACGAAGTCTTAACATCTGCTGTTCCTGTGTTAATAACATCCCAGTTACCTAGAACAGTTATCTCACCACCTGATGGTGAATTCAAATCAAGATTTCCAATACCACTGATAACAACAGTACAATTACCATTTATATTTTCTATTGCTCCTTCAGAAAATCTGCAGTAACTGAATGTTAATTCGCAGTTAACAGAAGGAGAATTTACATCAAATCCAACTCCCTGTCCTACATTATCAAAACAGTTGTGGAAAGCCGCAGATGCAGAATCATTGCGGAACTGAAATGACCCTACAAGATAGCAGTCATAAAAAGTTGCATCTTCAATTCCCTTTAATCCGTTTACTTTACAGTTATAAAATATAGCTTGAGCTACATTGTCCGGTGTTCCTGTGACTGTTATGTTTCTAAAAACTGCAGAATCACACGAATATGTACCTCCAGTAAAATTAATAACAGAATTGTTGTTATTAATACCGATTATTTCCATGACATCTAAATTGACATCAAGTGTTGGGGCACTAATAACAAAAATTTTATGAAATCCTGTTTTTGTATCTCCAGCTAATGCAACTGCATCTGTCCAGTTGTTCACAGGATTATCAGGTGTACCATCATCGCCTATTATCTGTCCCGTATTTCCTGAACCAGAATCAAGCCAAACGCCACCCTGATACACTGCAATTTTTGTATCATTGTAAATTTCATCTGCAGTTTCTCCGTTGGCTCTTACAGTAGTTCCAATACTTCTAAGGTCATCTGCAGCTGTAAAGCCAGAACCAGCAATATCTTCAAGGTTGTCTCCAACCGTAGCTCCACTTCCAAGATTAGGAGGTGTTCCAAGCTTTGACTGTATATCTTGAGTATCAGTTTCTATATTATCGGCAGTAGTCTGGACTCCAGAAATAGCTGACTGTATTGCCTGAAGATTATCAGATGCTGGTGTATATCCTGAACCAGCAATATCTTGATATATAGAACCTGATACATCACTTATTCCAGATACATCACGTTCTTTAAGAGCTCCAGCTACCACATCCTTATTAGTATTACCATCAACTCCAGTTGAAGCAAGAACCACAGTAGCAGGATTAGAATCGGCAACAGTAAACTGTCTTTCTTTAACAAATTCAACACCGTTCTCCTTGTACTTAAATGTAAGTTTCCATACATCAGGTGTCTCTGTATCAGGAAGCTTATAATAAAGAATGAATTGACCAGTGCTTACCTTGACCATTCTGTCGTAATTACCACCGTATGTACTTGAAGCTGTAGCCGGAGTTGAACCAGCTTCATCATCAAACCAAGCTGTCTTATCAGAACCACCGTTGATAGCTCTGGAAAGAACAGCTAAAAGAGGAACAGTTTCTTGAATATCCGGGTCTTCAGGATTACCGTCAGAATCTTGAAGTTGTACAGTCACTGGAAAGATATTGTTACCGGTTTCCTTAATAAGAATTGGTGAAGCAGGAACACAATTAAACCTTGTGTTGTTTTGTATACTTTGAACTGAAGTTTCCTTAGCGACCCCATTGGATGAATCGTAATCAACAAGAGCCTGGTCAGCCTGAGTCTTAACTTGAGTAGGTGTTGCTCTAGTTGTAATTGCTGCATCAATGTTAGCACCAGGAAACGGTGTACTGTCTGAAAGAATCACATCACGTACTGCGTTATTACCAGCAGCAGATAGAGTAAATCCATCCTTATCAGTTAATGACCTAGTACCTGATGTCCAAACATCAGCTGCTGAGTGGCTTGAACGTGAAGAAATAGATGCGTTGATATTCGCCCCAGGAAATGCAGTTGAATCAGAAAGAATTACATCTCTAACAGCATTGTTACCAGAAGCAGATAAAGTAAAACCATCTTTATCTGTTAGTGACCTTGTTACTGAAGTCCATACATCAGCAGCAGAATGACTTGACCTTGAACTGATAGCAGCATTAATGTTTGCCCCAGGGAAAGCTGTAGAGTCAGACAGTATAACGTCTCTAACAGCATTATTACCGGCGGATGAAAGTGAGAACCCGGCTTTATCAGTAAGAGAACGTGTTCCTGATGTCCAGACATCTGCAGCAGAATGAGAAGAACGTGAACTGACATTTGCATCAATCCTTGATATTCCACCAGATGTAGCATCATTTACATCAATTCCAGTTAATTGAATCTCAATAGGAACAGGAGCCATGTTTGAAGCACCCTTCAACATTACAGTAACTTGGTCTACACCAGAAGCAAGTATAGCATCTGATAAATCGAGACGATACACCCCTGGCATGTTAGCAGAGGAAATCTCCACGAAACCACCGTCACTATGAGAACCAGTCACTGTTTGAGTAGCCAGTGTTAAAGCTGCTGCAGCTGAACCAGGTCTGTGATAATAACACACTAAACCAGATGAATTATATACAAGACCAGTCAGACCACTGCCATCAGTCTTTGAACTGTCTTGGACAAAAATATCAATAGACTTGTTAGTTGTTCCCTTTTTAATGAACAATTTCATCCGTTCATTCCTCCGTTGAGTTCACTGTTAAAATATCTTCCATTCAGACCTGTCATTCCTGGGTGCATCAAAAGACCACCGTCTCCACCAGGAGATACAGGTGTTCCCACATCTATAAAGTCTTCTGGTGTAGCCCACGATGTATAATAGGTTGCGATATAACTGTCACCTTTGGTGGCATCAATTAATAGAACCTCATCTATCTCACCATCAAAATAGTCACTGAAATTATCTCTTCCCAGCCTACAAGCTTCCTGTAGTCTTAAAGCATAACTTACATCAAAATTCGTGGTTCCTTTTGAAGCACCATTTACATAAAGTTCCACCAAGTCCAAGTCTGCCCGATATCTGAAAGCGACATGATACTGTGTACCCAAGCTCCATACCTGGTCTTCAAGTGCTTCATCAATATCATTACCTATTATGACCATCCCGATTTCATCAAACTCACTATCAATCCAGAATGAGAAGTCACCATCGTTACCATCGCCTACTGACCCAAGTATGGGCATATAAGAATCTACCCCCCGTGGAGTAATCCAACAAGAGAATACTACTACATCCTCTGCTGCTGTGGTCAATTCATTAGTGTCCCAGTTAGCCCAGTCGTTGCCATCAAAGTCCTGTTCATATCGAGTGACCTCACCCGCCACTCTTGTCGGTAAAGAACCATTGGCAGTGGCATCACTACCGTTGGCAGAAAAATCCTCAAATGGACTTACAGTCTCATCCAGTGGGAGGGCTGCATAGCATATATCATACACTCCCTCATACCCTCCAGCAGCGGAAGCAGCGGGCTGGCTTTCTCCAGCTTTGTTATACCAGAGGTATACAACCTGATTAGAGCCGGTTGTGTCTATGGAAAAAGCAGCCTCCAGACGAGAGTTCGCAGGATTATTGTCTAGGGTTATACTTCTGATATGCAGATTTAATAGAGTGTTTCCGTCAATATCTGATGATATCCTAATGTCCCCACCATCTGACAAACAAGGATAGCTACCGTCACCATCCATCATCTCCTGTGGAACATTGGAAGTAAGAGAACTGCCGTCCCACCACAGCTTGACAATCATATCAGAAGGAGAGCCGGTAACCTCGGCTCCCTGTATGGTGAGTTCACACCTTCTACCCCATCCAGTTAACGCCATATTATTTCCTATATTTTGAGTGACCTAATGCTCTTTTAAGTTCACCTATCGAAAACTTCTGATTTGAAAAATGTCTGATACGTTGAATAGAAGTATGAGATAAATCTACATCTGTCTTAGACACGATGGTTCGACCGTCGTATAATTCTACATAACTGACAATTGATTCTTCTTCTTTAGTTATTTCTTTAATATCTGACATTACTCTATCGGTTTAAAGATTAAGTCAATTTTAGATTCCAATGTATCAAGCCTATTTTCGTATGGTTTCATCTTAATCTGAAATCTGTTATCAAATATAGGTCTTACAATAGGCTTAGCCACTGGAATAAAAATTCTTTGAACACTGAAGGTAGCTATTGTAGCCCATATAGTTGCAAACACTCCCCACACAATAAGAAGACTACGCCAATTGACTATGATATACATCACAGCATTAGCTATAAATTTTAACTGGTCTTTTTCGTTGTGTTTCTTCATTTTAAAAATATCTGGTAGGCTAAAAGAAGTGTTGGAACTGCGACAGATATAACAATCCATACAGGTATCTTTTGTATTGCGTCATAGATTTTCTGTATGTCTTGTTCATTCCTTACAGTCTTAGTTTCAAGTTGAGCCATACAAATTTCTGTTTTAGTTATTCGTTTACCAAGCCCGTTGATGTCTGTCTTAATATCATCTGTCAATTTCTCCTCCTATACAATTGCTACAGCTATACGTGCTACATCAAATAAAGCCAATTCTTTGGCAGCTAATGGTACATTTACTTGACCAAATCCACCAACACTATATGCATCCCCCACATCATCAAAAATATCTGACACAATATCAAGTTGAGTGTTAGAATCTTTTCTATTGACTGATGTAATTAGTGAATCAGTTGTATTCTTAACAATCATACCAGAAACAGAATCTGTAAACGGGGTACCGACAGTATCAATAAGTTTGTTAAGAGCTACAGCAGAAGTTGTTCCTGTTATTGGAGTTGTTGGATCGCCTGGTGCAGCAGTTACAGCAAATTCAAGTGTCGGTATATCTAATATACCAGGTACAGTATATATCGGCGTGTAAAATCTCTGTGTGATTAAGTTGTCACCAGGTTCAAACAAATCTCCAAATGCCTTGATAGCATTTTTAATTGCAGTGATTCCATCAGTAGGAAATTGTTCTTCATCGTATAGAGTAATCTCCACATTAAGATGAACATACTTACTGACTGGACGACTGAAGTATATTTTTTGTGTCTGACCCTGACTATCTATTACATCAACTTCAACACCACCTTCAGTTAAATCAGCGTATGTCTGTATACCAGCAGGCTTAACTTCCCATATCTTATTTCCAATAGCCTGGTCAGCACCACCAGATACAATCGCTTCAAAACTATGTGGTGGTCTACCATCGATGTCAGTCACATCAGTTCTATTTTCAACAACAGTTGAAGATACAACTTCATCAACTTCTTGAAGTATCCTTGACTCAATTGCTGGTACAGTTGCTGCGCCAGCAACCCTTAATGACTGCTTTCTTCTTATTCTTAATTCATCATCAGTTTCAACTGCTCTTCCAGGTTCACCTGAAAGAAGATTATCAACTTGATTAAGACCAGAAACAGGAGTCTCAATAGTATCTATTGAATTCGCTGGAATAGATATATCACCTGCTGTAACAGCATTGACAATTGTAGGTGTCCATATCTCCATGTCAAGGTCTGTAGATTTATCAGAAGTGAATGGAGTCCTTTTATCTGTTATTAACACTGTCAGTGTGACAGCATCACTATCAAGAACAGTTGTATAGTCAAGCATGTTTGTGTCTATTTCTGTCTTTAATGCTGTCAATACAGATAATTCATTAGGATATGCTGAAGCAGGTATCTCATTTAATGTGCCATCAATAGTTGCTGAATAAGGGTCTGAATCTTGTAAGTTATTTACAGTAAGAACTATTTGAAGAACATCAATCTTTGTTATAGTAACAGGAGCTTCTGATTCAAACAATTCGTTTGTAGAAGATTGTTTAAACTGAGAAAGAGCAGGAACAACAGTTCCTTCATCACCTTCAAGTATTACAGTAGCAAAACCTGTTCCAGAAGATAGTCGTGATATACCTGTTAAGTCAACAGCATTATCCAGTGCTACACCTTCAGCTGAAATAGGATACTGGGAATAATATACATCCTCAGCCAAATCCCATAATTCAGCAGAAGCTTCAGCCCAGATACCGACTATTTGTCCAAACGTAGATTCAGGATCGACATTAGCAACACCGAAGACAGACTGAATAGATTCTTCAAGACTAGTCTTAATGTCTGAAAGTTTCTTTTTAGTAAATCCTGATGAATCCATTCCAAATGTCATAATAGTCCTCAGTTGCTAAACAAACTTATTTGTAAATCAGATGTCCCATAATTCGATCTGACTGTAAAAGATACATCGTATTCTCGTGTTGTGTTGTTATATTCAGATTGAAATTCAAGAATCTCGATAACATCTGGAGTGTCAAGAATTTTTGATTTAATAATGTTATCAATATCAGGAACGTTTGGATTCTTAACAAGAATATCGGTATAGAATGGAAGACCTGCTGCAGTATCAAGAAACCATTCTCGTAAATAAAACAAAAGTCTTACTTTTAAATGCTGTTCATTTTGATCGATATCATCGACTGTATGTATATCATTAGAATTGAAATACAAGTCGTGAGTATCTTTATCTAGAGCTAAGTCTTTCATTGAGCCTTTACTTTAGAAGTTAATTCAGTATTGCCTAAAACCATTGGAGCAGGATACGGTGGAACATCAGATGCACCTTGCTGTGGAGGAGATGTAGCTGTACCGAATGATGTTGCAGTATGAACATGAGAATTGAATTTAGCCAACATATCTTCCATGACTAGTTTCTTTAAACTGCTACCACCGACTTCAATGTCACCATTCTTTTTAATAGTTATTGTCTGTCCTTCATTATGTATCTCAACATCATTATTATTCGAAGCGATGTTACTATCAGAAAATGAAAACAACCCTGGAATGGCAATTGCATCAGTTAAATCAAATTTCCTTGGGTCACCTGGTTCAACATCATCTCCACTTGAAAGCCATCTTTCAAGACTTCTTTCTGAAAAAACTAAAAGAACTCCATCTCCTTTGTTCAACGGAAATGTGAATCCAGCTTTTTTAGTTCTTGGAAAAACAACAGGTACATTTGGAATGACAGGTATATCTAAAGAATCTCCATTCAAAAACTTTTTCTTAATCAATGGTTTCACTTCAGCTTTCTGAGTCTTGTACTCATATTTTTCAACACGTCCAGGAAGACAGGTATGTATGTCAGCCATCATTGACTTAAATGTCGTGACAATAGCTTGTGCTAGAGTGTTAGTTCCCATTATTCCTTTACTTCAATTTCAGAATTCCAGTCTGAACCATGTGTGTCACCATTGTGTGCTATATTCATTACAGTGAATTCAGTTTGTTCTTGTATCTCTTTAGACTGAATAACAACTTTTCCGTTCGGTACTACCTTTGGTTGCAACAACGTCAATAGTCTATACCCAGGTATATTATCTTCACTTGATAGACCCTTTGCTTTACGATCAGTAAATAATTGTTTCTCAGGACTTCCTATTAATCCTGTTGATGGTGATAAAAGTATAGACCTGATTTGGTCACTACCATCGAATTCTACAAGACGTATTTCATTATCCTGTATTGACCAGCTTAAGTCAAGAAATCTTGCTACTTTTGTAAGAGCTTTAGATGATGGACCAGCGAATGTAAAACCGTTAGCATATTGTTTATCAGTAAATTGAATTGAAGAAAAATTACTAGACATTGAAAATGATTCAAGAATTTTTGTCAGTATTAATTCTCCAGATACTCCAGGTTTATACGACAATGAAATTTTCTTTTCAAGTATATCTTTAGAACCATCTCTAGCTGTTATTGTAGTAACAACATCAGGAGGAACGAGTGAATGACTTATGTTAGATATATTACCGATAAAAATAGTATCAAGACCTTCATCATCTTCATAACCAGCAGAAAGATACACCAGTTGTCCTGTTTCGATTTTTTGATTTCGACTTTCTTCACTTAAGTTATATATTGTAATAGTTGCATCATTTGGGTCTTCACTGTCATCTTTTCGTATATTAAACACCACACGAAGAAGTTTAATCAAGAGAGCTTCTTGACCAGGTGTTCCAATAACAACTGAAACTTGTCTCTTATATTGCGTCAACTTCTTCCTCTGTTAAATACACAAGCTTAACCTCATCAAGAACATTGTACCTGTCTATTTTATCAATCAGGTCAGTTGTGTCAATAGCTATCATCACCCCTGGAGGTAAATCAAGTGCTCTGTACTGGTCAAATAAATCATACCCTAAAACAAGCTTGATTCCATTGATTATACTTGTCCCATCGATTTTTGAAACAGACATAGACCAGAATTCTTCTCGTATGTTCCAATCAAACCTGAATATATATGGTGAACCATCAAGAATTATTTCTTGAGAAAAACTAGCAAAATCAAAAAAATCAATTGTTAGTGACATTAGAATCTCTTCGCTGAACCAAAATCAACAACAGCGTCAACTGCTTTCCTTAATATACTTGTTTTAGATGTGCTTGGAGTCCTTTTTCCTTTCTTGTTTGTTGACTGAGCCAAATCAGACACCAGTGGTGTAGGATTAGGTATAACAACAGATTCGCTAGTAACTTTTTGAACTCCAATGAATGTAGCTTCAAATCGCATTGCCTGACCAACAGATATATCACGAGGTATCCTTAAGGTCTGCATAGCCATCTGTCTGTACACTCTTAAACCTGTTACTATATCAACGAGCTGAGGGTCTTGATTCTCTCCTTCAATTTTCCTTCCAGATATTCTAAGAAGTATATCCTGAGCAAGTTCAACTTTATTAATTACTTCAGTTCGTTTTAAATTTTTAACTTCGACTTCTCCATCAACTTTTTCAATGACTTCAGCATTGTTTGCTTGAAGAACATCAATAGGGCTGTTGGTAACGAAACCAACTATAGAAATCTCATCAGGCTCAATTCTGATGTTGTCAGTTATATCCGAACCTTCTTCAACAGGAAAACGAGATACATCATTTCTATACGAATGTATTTCACGTATAGCAGCATCTAACTGGAGTTCACCAATTTTTCCAGCCTTACGAGAACCAAATAAAACTGATATTGTCATTCTTCTTCTCTTATCGGGTTTGCTTCAAGCGATTGGTTAATAGCATTTGTTAATGCATTTTCAACAACTGACTGTGCCTTCGATTCAAGAAATCTTTCTTGTTCTTCTGGTGTTCCTTGAGGTATATCGATTCTGACATTAGTCTCAAGTTTCATGTTTTGTTCGATATTCTTATTTCTTGTTGCCCCAACACCTCCAGCTAAGTTAGTTTCTGGGTTTTGTCTTGCCATCGGATTATAGAATGGGGTATACGGAGTAGGCGCATTCTTAGTAGCTTCTCTAACACCGAGTAAAAATTTAGAAAGCTTAGGAAATTCTTTTGTTATCTTATCTCTTACAGCTCTTCCAATATCTTCAAGAATAAATCCTATAAGATTGACTATTGACTTAGCAATGATGACAAAAATTCTCGTCAACAATTTTAAAATAATCATTGCTAAGTTAGTAAGAGCCTGGATAATAATTGGCTGCGCCTTCTCCATTATTTTAGACAACTTAGCTGTTGCCATTAAAGCGAACTTATCAATTGACTTCCCAAGTATACCGAGTTGATTTTTAAATTCTTCCCATGCTTCACGACTATCTGTAGTAATTGCTAACCAGAAAGATTTCCATACTCTCTTTATAGTTCTAACTACAAACAATACTCGTTCTCTCAGCCTTTCAAATCCTCCAAGTATGATGCCGATGGCTGACTCTCCACCCTCCATCCATATCTTAAAGTCTTGAATAACTAATGCTATTGCAGCAGCAACAGCAAGTATGGCAGCTATTATTAAAACAATTTTGAATAGTAGTATACCTACAAACTTTACAATAGCTATGACTCCAGCTTTTACTAATGAAAGACCTAGTCCAGCTTTTGTTAAGGCAGCAGACCATTTAAGAATCATTGTCAGTGGACCTGCCCCAAATAACAAAAGAAAAAGTTTCTTTATCAGTATAAATTGGAGTATGAACATACCGAACTTGGCAATAATGATACCAAGAACAATTAAAATAGGACCTACTATAGCTACAAGAGCAGTGAAGGCAAGTATTATCGCTTTAAGAGGTTGAGGAAGAGCTTCAAGAACTTCCAACATCTTGTTCATTATCTTAGTCAAGAGTAGAGCCACTGGAATAAGAATCTTACCGAATGACACTAATAGTTTCCTGAAATTCTCTCTCAGTATCTTGACCTGGTTAGAAAGACTTCCCATTGTTCTTTGAAAGTCTCCAATGGCATTACCAGATTGTTCATAAGCCATTTGAAGTATTGCTATTACTTTAGCTTGTCTTTCAGTAAGCCCTTCAGCTGCAGCAATAGACTTTACAAGAGCACGAAATTCTTTGTCTCCTTGATTGACAGCTATACCTAAAAGTTTTAAGTTTTCTGTCTCACCAAGTATACCTCTTGTTAAACGTTCACCTGCCTCACGTACTCCTCCTTGTATATTTTGAAATGAAGCTAAATCACCAGCAAGTCTTTGAGTCTGGTTAGCAAGTTCAAGTGCTCTCTCTTGAGAGAAACCAAAACCAGCAGCTAAATCAGCAGTACCTGCTAATAAGTCTAATGAAGTGTCTTGAGCAAGACCAAAGTCTTCAGCAAATGAAGTAGCTGTAGCATGTGCTTCATCTCGTATGTCTCTGAATATTACATCAAATTTGTTTCTTGTTTCTTCAGCATCAGAAGCAGCTTTAGTCATTGCGTGTGACATCAACAAGAATGGAACAGTCACAAAACCAGTTATCCCAAAACCTATGCCCTTGATCGCATCACCAACTCGTTCTAAAGAACTAGTGTATAACCTAACACCCTTCATGCTAAGACTGACTAAAGAATCAAGACGTTTTATCTTTTCTTCTTCAACGTCAAATCCAAGAACAGTTGTTAATTCACGTACAATCATTTCTTAGGCATTGTCTTTTTAGCGTAGTAGTCATTCATATCAAGAACAGCATTTGCTCTTAATACATCATCAATACTCCACGTAGATTCCAATTCAGTTAAAGTGACATGTCCTACATCGGACAAGACAAGTCTCCAAATTGAATACTCGTCTTTTATTTCTTGACTGAGTCGACTGGCGGCATCGGCTGCGTTTGCGTCATCATCTTTTTGAACGCCTGTCCAATACCGCTCCCTCCGAAAAAAGAACCGTAGTTCACCTCCAGTGTAAAGCCTACGGTCTTATATACGGTTAAATATTTACCAGGGAATAGCTGATCGAATGTGTTGTCATTGATTTCATGCCCATCAGCTCTAGTAAACTGAAGAATTTCAAGTACAAGAGCATAAGCTCTTTCTTCATCAAGCTTTTCAAACAACACTCTTAACGCGTCTGATACCTTGGAGAAATCTATGTCAGCTTCAGATATCTTGGTTTTACCCTTGATATTAAGACCTCCTATAATTTCTCCAATGACAGGTCCAAAGATTCCAGCTAATTTAGCTTGAAGCTTGAACCCACTTCTGGCTGGAAACTGAGTAACGGCAATCTTCATGCCGTCAATTTCCTTTTCTTTTGTGTCTAATCCCATGGTTTACCTCCTGTGGTGTGGAATGAAACAAGTGTTATACTAAGACGCCTCCTACGAAAACGTCCATATCTGCAAGTTCGAGAACCCATTCTCTGTTTGAGATTTCTTTACCGAATTCAGAATCAGGAACTTTCCTTATCCATCCGGTACCGGAAAAATAGGTTGTAGTACCTGACAAGTCTTTAACGATAACGGGTACTACACCGCCATTGGTGTTTTCATCAATGACAGCAATTCCTGACAGAACATCATTTGAAAGAGATGTCTGCATAAGAGTGAGTGTCAATTCTCCTCTCTTATCATTTGATTTTGCTCGTGCTATTTCTCCATCAGCACCAGCTACAGAAGTGAATGCGTCACTGATTCTATTGATAGTAACGAATGTACCATCAGCAAATCCCTGCATCGGGACACCACCAATGGTGACCACAACTTCCTTGGGGTCGTATGATTTTACGGGCATGATTTACTCCTTTGATTCAAGTTATGTTTTTGTGTATGTTATACAGTCACTCGTCCCTGTACAGTAACAGCATGAATTGCACCAGACAAAGTCGCCTGGAATGTCACATCATTCAATTCACGATTTGCTTTATCAGCAGCAGATACATCAGCTGCTTTCGGAACTGATACAGAGAATGGAGGATCGATAGCAATTCCTCCACGTGCAATCCCTAACTGAAGTACAGCAGTAATTTCAGCTTCAATAGCTGCTATACCAGCATCAGTGTACGGAACTTTTGGTTGATTAACTAAGACTGAATATATACCTTCAATCATTCGAGCTTGCATCCAGTCGATGAATATAATAGTATCGATATACTCACCTTCTGCAACAGTACCTTCTCTGGTGATATTGACACCACCAACTTCACGATAAATGTTGCAGTTCTTTGCCAGAGCATTTGTCTTCTGAGTTTCAGTAAGAACAGTCACTGCAATTCCAGTCAATGTCTTAAATGCTCCTGTGTAACTTCCAGGATCGAGAGGAAGAATAACACCGAATAACGCAGCTTCAGGATAGATTGTAGCGGCATCAGGATGATATATTACTCCTGACCTGGCATAAGCAGAAGCTCTAAGTTTTGCAGCAACAGTAGTTGTATCAGCTGAAACAGTTGTATCCACAATGTCAGCTTCAGCACTGGAAGTAAGGAAGATTTTGTTTTTGGTTTCGATGTATGCTGCAGCAGCCTCAACATCAGCCTGAGTACGTGATGTGTAGACCAAGCCATACCATGTGTCATCAGCTTCTGATATGTCAGCCAGGTCTTCTGCGATTGTCTGAGAAGTAGTGTATGCTATTGTCAGACCAGCACTCAGTAACACTGAGTAGAAAGTGCTTGCTACATCAGGGTCGAGGTCGAAGGTACCATCCAGATTATCTGAAGCAGTAACAGGTTCAGAGCCTCCATTGATGTCAGCTACGAGAAGAGCAGCTATTGACGGAGCAGTTGGTGTACCACCAGAGTCTACTTCGAATTTTGTACCGTTGATAGTAACTGAGTAGTTTGTGTTAGCCACTACATCAGAAACAGTAACAACAGAATTGTCACCTGTTTTTCTTCTTCCGATGGCAAGTTGTGTGACAGTGGGGTTCTGAGAAAATACAGAAGCTGCAGCAACAGCTTCAGGGTCTGTTGAACGAAAATCGTTTAGAACAGAATCGATGTCTGAGTAGAACTGAATGAGTGGAGAAAAAGCTTTATTGATACCGAGTATCAAAGCAGTTCCAAATCCAGTTCTTGCTACAGATTTGGTTTCCCTTGTGATTTGGACATTGACAATATCCTGTAAAGACATGATATACTCCTTTTGTTATGTTGTTGAATCTATGCTTAAGTCTCTCGTTATATCTGGTTTTCCCAACTGCTTGTATGTTCCTTCTCCGTTTACTTTAAGAATGAGACCGACAGGCACTCCTGTGATGACAGAATCAGTTCTCATCATGACATCCCAAGAAGATCGTTC